CCTGACCGCCTGTACGGGTGGCGCTGGTTCCAAGGCGCAGAATGAGGGTCAGAAGTTGACCGAAGAGGCTTTCGATCAGCAGTCTAAGGCGGTTCCTTATCCCAAGGAGCAGTTGAAGGGCTCTGCCGAGCGCCAGAACATCCGTGAGAAGTTGCTTCGCACGGAGAACAAGACCCTCCTGGGTTACGTTTACATCATGAACTACGGCAAGATCGTTGGTTACTACTCTGTAAAGGGTAAGGTTTCTTCTAATGCTTCGCAGATGACGACTGACCAGTTGATCGTTCGTAAGTGTAATAACTCGGGTGACTGCACCTGGGGTACTGTAAATGCGCCCGGTGACGATGGCTCGTATGGTCCTAATGAGGACGGCATCTTCTTCTTCACCACCGAGGGAGCGTACGTTTCGACTAACCTCGATTACGTCTGGTCTGACCAGCCGCTTCCGATTGACGTTCCTCGTCTGAACGCCCCTGCTGGCGCGAAGGCTAAGCAACTCGCTGAGTAATTAGCACCTAGGACCGGCCCTTGAAGCATCAGGGCCGGTCCTAGGCTGTTGACAGGCATTGTATGATCCGCTAGACTAGAACTACCAACTACGAGAGGACCAACATGGAACTGCACGGTGTAGACCCGGCCCTGGTTGAACGATTCATTCAGCGTATGGGCTACTCAGCCTTTGCTGTGATCGAGAACGGCGGCAACGGCTCTGACCTTCGCACGGATATCTCCGGTGCGATTGTAGAGTGTGGTCTGTGGGTCGCTGACAAGAACACTGAACTGCGTGGTCTGCGTGATGACGCGCACACCCAGGCACTTTACTGGCAGGAGCGTGACAATACCGCCCTGGCTAACCACTATTGGGGTGCCCGCGAAGCATATGTCAAGGCTATCAATATCCTCGAAAGGGTGGGTAAGTGATGGAAGACGCCAGAGATATCATCGTCAAGATTTACCAGTCCCCCACGATTGGGCGTGGCTGGTTCTACAGCGTAAAGCGTGAGGGCTCTCTGTTCCATTACCACGGCTACTGCTACACCCGGCGCGGTGCTAAGCGTAAGGCTCATCGTATTACTCAGAAAATGCTAGCACCTACCAATGAGAAGGTATGGCGCGTATAGCGCAGCCGCTCGAAAAATAGGTAGTGTATCCCATTCGCGGTGTTGTCCCCATAAAGACTGGATCGGTTGAGATCATATGCGGCCATTGAGGCCGAGTCAGCGGGACCTCATGCCAGGTCTGTGAAGCCTGGTCTATTTAGGAGGAAAAATGCCGTGTTGTGAGGGTAGGTTGCAGACCTGTCAGGAAAAGGGGTGTATCGTGAAGCGTCTTGAACGTATCCGTGAGCCTGATGAGTGTGATTGTGATGGGTTGCAGCATAGGCTGGACTGTCCTCAGCATGAGGTTTGTTTCTGATGGAGTCGGAGTTGTGGCATGAGCATCAGAAGGTTTGTCCTCATAAGCCGTGTCCGTCGATGATCTATAACCTGTGGAGGGAGGGTCTGTTGAGTCGTACGTCTATCCCTTTCGGGAATGAATTGTTTGATCCTAAGGTGAAGGACCCTGCTGTGGATAAAGGTGTGTGTCTAGCGTGTGGCTCTGCTGTCCTTGACGGTGAGCATCTGCGTGATGATCTTGAACCTTGCTTTGGTAGGAAGGACTGCCCTTCCTGTCATGGCTGGGGGTGTAATTGGAATGGTGGTCAGGAAAATGAGTGTGGTACCTGTCACGGAGAGGGAATGGTATGAATGACACCACTGGAAACGTTTGTGGATCTGCTGTGGAAACGCCAGCAGGCATTCTCCTGTGCGGCTCCTGGCCCCCCGAGGTCGGAGAGGAATACTTCAACGGTCGAGGCCAGAAGTTTATCTGGGACGGAGCCCAGGGAGTCCTACAGACGGACATTACCAAGGGACCTGGCCGTCTTTACAGGGCTGTCGACTCTGTGGTAGACTTCGTGTTCTTTGGTGGATGGATGAGAGGATTCTAATGCCTAGCGCCCAGGAGAAGTATTTCCGTCACCTCGACACCTATATCACTCAGGCTAAAATGATCGGTTGGGATTATCAGGAGTTAGAGGACGCCTCTCAGGAGTTGGCTTACCTGTATGCCATGCTGGATTGCCCTTGGCGTAATAAGACTGGCATCTGTGGGTCTGGGTGTCAGACTGAACCTGCCTGTGAAACCGGATGGTCTGATGAGTTTGAGATTCGTAAGGAAATTGCCGAACAGTTGGCACACATTAAGACACTGATTGAGGGGTTGAGGCCATAATGTTTAGAGGATTTAATCGACAGGCAGAAACGCCGGTAGAAACGCCGAAAACGCCGGAAAACGCCGGGGTTGAAGAAACGCCGGAATTGCCGGATCTAGTCGGCCCGGTCGCTGTGGTCTACTCTCTTGCATGGAGAGCCAATGACGATAGGCATGAGGAAGCATGGTGGCTCCCTGTAGTAGTGCATATTGATCAGGTGAGCGATCTCATTCATGATCATCTTCGTTACTTCAATAAGAAGGAAATGATCTTGGTTAGGGCTTCTACTGAGAAGGCTGCTCATGCTGCTGTTGAGCGTGAGGTAACCAAGGCTAAGCAAAGCCTGAACGGGGCTCTGAATATTGTTCAGGGTAACCCCCACGTCTTCATGCTAGGAGGGAAATAATGAGCCTAGATGAGCACTCACATTACAAGACGATCTGCACCCGTCATTGGGACAGACGACGTAAGTCTTACCGCTGGCATGTGGCCTTGCAGGAGGCTACAAAGGATGGCTGGCGTACTCGTCAGAACCTCCACGGTAGGTTCTGTTTCCCTCTGAGGGTGGAGACTTACTTCACCCGGAGGTCATTGGTGAGGGAGAAGAAACTTGCTGGTAAGGCTAGCACCAAGCAACGTGTCCGTTACTACAATGAGAAGGGTCACGAAGTCTCCTATGGAATTGGACCAGGCTAATCAAAACGGGCCGGTAGCCAAAGGCTTCCTCTCCGACATAGATAAGAGAGCCAACAGACTACAGGCAAGAATGAACCATACAGGATGGTTTGCTGACGGGTTCGTATGGACTGACTATCACGCCTTGATGGCTAAGCCTGAGCCCTTGGAGATACACTTCGAAACAGGAGAGTTATCCCCAGATGTTATCCACATACTGATGGGTAAGTCACCACATAACTGAATTATAAGGAAGTGATCACTCACAAATCTATTGGGGTGTTATAGAGCATATTAAAGATGCCATCGTAATGGCTAAAACTGACCTAAAACCTAGTCATTATGGGCTATATGATGGGAAAACCTCTCCATAACAGGGCTTATCCCCCCTATACTGCAAGAGGAACAGGTGAAATACCGCGCCAATCGTAAATAGAGCAACTTTGTGAGTGATGACTCACTTAAGTTATCCACAGGTTATCCACATCCTGGGTAAAAATGCCTTCCATCGTAATACCTGGGGAAAATGCGACCCTATCGTAATTAGGGCCAAATTTGCCACGCATCGCACATGCGAAAAGCCCCACCCCCCGAAGGGGGTGGGGCCGATCCAGGGGATCGGTCTCCTACAGTCGAGGCTCATCCTCGTACAGATTGGAGATGCGATCCCAGATGATCCGAGCGTCAGATGCAACGTCATCCGGCCAAACGTGATACTGCTGACCGTTCCGGCTGTCCTCTGCGATCACACGGACCCAGGAGACAAACAGACCGAAAATCTCACGAATGACATAGGCTGGCATTTCACTGACACGGATGAAAAAGGCGTGCCTATTCCATCCACGGTTGGAAACAGCCTTAGCGAGTGCGTCGGCTGCCTTGCTCTCATCACGGTTCATCATGGGATCATCCTACTCTAGTCGAGGGCGTCGGTCAAGATGGTGGACTCGGTAATTTCAACTACGATGGAGGGAGGCTTAGGGCCACCAGGACAGGCACAGTAGGTGCTGTACTGAGTGCATCGACTGCAAGAACTCCACCCCACGGTATATCCCTCAACCGTCTTGCCCTTGTAGGAGGTAGGGAGGCGAATCTCTGTGCTCGAAGGCTTCCGCGCGTACCTGAAACCGTCACGCATGGCGTCAGTGATCACGACCTCAGGCACACCGGTCCTGGTACTCTTCACTGCAACGTTCTCACCACGAGGCTTCGAAGGCTCCGGCGGATTGGTCTCGTTGTCGAAGGTGACACCAGAGGTTCGAGCCTCAGCGATCAGGGCCATTGCAGGCTTACCCATGCGGCCTCGGGTGAATTGCGCCAGACCAGCAGCAACTGCCAGATGGCGCGGGGTCTCGTAGGTCTTCTCGAACTTCACTTCATCACCTCATGATCTCGCCGGTATGGAGAGCGTAGTCTACCAGATCAGTAACACTACCGTCAACCCCTACAGCCTTCATCGTCTTATCGAAATTACCTACTGCCTCAATGGTATCTCCCTTGATTTCAAAATCAATTCCATTCATCATCAATCGAACGGCAATACGGGAGGCAGCGCCTTGGTTATGGGGGGTAATTGTAGTGACCACTGGAAGTCCTTTCCTCTAGGTGGAACAAGTATCTCATGGGCAATTACACATGTAAATACCTGGGTAAAATGAATGTCTATCGTAATTGGATTGTTATGCGCGGGTCGCCCGTTTTGGGGAGGGTGGCCCCGCAGCCACCCTCCCCCACCAACGGAGAGTTACAGTCCAGCGACCTCGTGAATGTCAGACGGGCCGTAAACGTCCTCGTCGTCGTCATCCACGAAAGCCCGAGCAATCGCAGTCTCGGTGACCTCGATCACCGTGTAGCGGCAGGTGCGAATCTTCTGCCAGCCGCAGTCCGTCGGAACGGAAACCACGTCGCGGGGGTTGATCTTCACCGTGAGCGTGGCACCCTGAGCGAAGCCCGAGGCGTAGTCCCACGTTCCAGCGTGCAGACCCGAGGCGCAACCAGTGGCCGGGTCGTGAACCACCCGCGAGCGGGCAATCTCGACAACGCTGCCGGGGTTGTTCGGAACCGCACCGTTGACGGGGATACCGTCAACAACCGCCGGTCCACGGCTGATCGACTCAAAGCCGTCAGCAGTCTTGCGAACACCCTTGTAGGCGATGAAGTCACCATCGGGGGTAATGGCGAAGTCGAAGCGACCGAGCCAATCGAACAACTGGTCCCGGCTGTGCTCGTTCGGGTTGGCGCTCGCCTTCTCAAAGAAGTTGACGAGCGGCTGCCAATCCTCCACGCCCTCATCGAGGAAGCGAAGCACCTGGCGCGTCAGAGCGTTGTCCACGGCGTCACCGTCGAAGAACAGGTTACCGCCACCGACAGTCACGCGGTCGGTCAGGCGCTCAAAGCGAGCAGCAACCGCCTTCGTGGCGTCGAAGTCGTTGGAAACGGACTCGTCACCGTCGCGCAACTTCTGCACGATGGTCGAGTAACCGGGGTGAGTGTCGTGAGCGGTGAACAGGTCACCGTCGATGATAGCAGCCGCGAACTCGCCGTTCTCGGTGCTGGTAATGCTGTATCGCATGGTCATGAAATCTCCTTGTTGGTGGCCGCGTGAACGGCGTTGATGTAAAGGGCGAAGTGTGTTGCGTCTGACCTGCTATCTCCACGGTAGCAGAGTCCGTAGCCCTTGTAAACGGTTGCGGCAGACGTACTGAGCGTGGTGGTCAGGCTCGTCATGTGGACGAGTGACCCCGAGCGCCAGCCTCGGTGAGAGAGGCCGATGTTCTGCGCTCCCTGCACGATCTTGTTCAGCGCCTTTACCTCGGCAATAGCCGTGGCATCGGTGACGTGGTTAGCGAACGTCACCAGGGCGGGATCGTTCAGGACGATGCCAGTCTTAGCAACAGCCCGAGCAATCTCAACGTCGGTGTCGGAAGCCTTAGCAAGCACCAGGCCCGACTCCGAAAGGGTGTCCCGAGCCGTGTCGTATGCGTTCTGCAAGAAACGGTCGATGCGGACAGCGGTGGGGAAGTCACGCTCAAACTTCTCCCAGCGGTTCTTTGCGATCACCACAACGTCGTAGCCGATGCCGTGGAAGTAGGTGTAAAGGTTCTTCATGTAAAGGCGAGAGTTGTCGCCCTTCCAGTCAGACGGCGAACCGTAAACAACCTTGTTCTTGATCGCGCTCGTCTCCACCGTGGAGCCGTGCTCGTTCAGGAGGTCGTACGGGTGCGTCCGCGTCGATCCAGGCGTGCCCACCTTCGGGCTCGACGGAATCTTGACGGCCTTGATCGTGTCGAGAGGAACGACGTTGATCTGGACCCACTGGTTCGTCATGGTCGAAGCCTTGACGAAAACGAGCCGGTCGAGGTCGAGAGCGTTATCCTCGATGTAAAGGTCAGCCTTCTTCCGCTGCGTGGGGGTAGGCTTGTCAGCGGTGAAGTCCGTGATGATGAGGCTCGACGCCAGTTCCTCGGCGGAAAGCGAACGGGTCTTGTGCGTGCCACGACGCCCGTATCCGTAGCGAGCAGAGACGACGGTAAACTCGCCGTCGAAACGCTCAGGAATCGCCACACCCTTGTAGGAAAACGCCCAGGCCGACGAGTTCCAGCCGAGAGCCTTCTTCCAACGCTGCGCCTCCGAAAAGGCTTCGGCGTGAGTCTGGCAAGCAGCGATATCCGCGTTCGCCTTCTTCTCGACCTTGCCCTTTAGACCCTTCTTCACCGACTCGATGTAGGCCCGAGTCTTATTGGTGAAGTGCAGTTCCTCACGCGCAGGCGTGAAGTTGACCGAGCCAATCGGCGCGGTGACGAGAAACTTGCCGGTCGTGTTCAGACCCAGCGGGCGCTCGTAGCGGTAGGCATTCTTCTCACGGACAGGGTAAGCGACTCCACCCATGAGCAGCGTGTCCTCGTCGAGGTCGTTAGAGAGCAGGATACCCGGCTCAATCTCGATACCCTCAATGTGCTTCGGCTCCTTGCCGTTGACGAGCACCGTGCCCTTCTCCCAAAAGCGGAAGAAGTCGTTTGCCTTCTCGGCAAGGTTGTTGCCGTGCTTCGTGGGAATGCGAATCTCCACGCCATTGTGCTCGTCGGTGGAAACAGTGTCCACGACCTCCATGACGCCGATGCCCTGAGCGTTCTTCGCCACCAGCACCGTGACCTTCACGCCATGCTTGACAGCGGTGACGGTAAAGGTCGGCGCGTAGGTGAGAGCGGACTTGCAGCCGAGGCCGAGCATTCCGGTCTGCTCGTCAGTACCGCGCTTCGTGCTCGCGCCATACTTGGAGTAAATCTCGGTAATCTCGTCCACGGAAAGACCGATGCCGAAGTCACGGACAATGAAGTCCTGCGAAAACGTGCCGGGGGTCTGGACCTCGATGGGACGGGTCTGACCAGCCTCGGTGTGAGAGTCGCGGGCATTGACCGAATACTCACGGATGACCGCAGCCTCCGGGTCAGAGTAAAGGTCCGTGAGGACAGACATGAGGTGAGCCGTGGCGTTCTCGTCCAGGCTCATAGCGATCTTGTTGCCGTCGAGGTTTCCCTCAACCGTGACCTCGGGGTGTGCGGGGATCATCCTGAGTTCCTTTCGTCGTGCTCCGTTGTGTGTAGTAGAAGTGTAGCAGGACCCACTGACAGTTTACAAGCCCATGAAAGTGTTGACTTCATCGTAATTATGTGGTACGGCGCGGGTCGATGACGAATCGCGCGTGCCTTCGTAATTAGATCCAATGGCGCGGGGCGCAGGCCCCGAAGGGCCTGCGGGGCTACTCCATAGCCCGAACGATGACGCTCGAAGGCTCGTAGGCCGGTCGCCCCTGGTCGATGTGTGCCTGCTTGATAGCGGCAACCACATCCCTAAGAGCGCCCTTCTTCGTGCGCTTGCTGGTGATGCCGTCACGCTGGGCAACTGCCAGCGGGGAGAGGCCACGCGACATCTTCATGCCGGTGTTGATCTCAAGTGCGAGAGAATGCGCGATGGCAAGAAGCCGAACCATGCCCACACCCTCGGGTCCTTCGATCATGACGGACATTCGCCGTACCTTCTTCCTGTAGTAGAGGCGTCAGGCTATCTCTAACGTGTCTTCCCTGACGATTTGACGGATGGAGCCGGAGCCGAGAGTCCACCCGGTTGACTTATCCAGTGTAGCCTACCTACACCGGGTCTGTCAAGCCCCTGTGACCTTCCCCTGTCCGTGGAGAACGTCATCGTTAAAATCTCGTGCGTCCTGTCGGGATGCGAAAGGTCCAAAGACCTCACCATCACACTTAACCTGCCAGAGCCTCACTTGACTACCACCTCATCGTCGGGTCCGTAGAGACGACGGAAATCGTCACCGTCATCATCATAGTATCCCACGACGTAAGTGCTCTCGTCAACATCCGAATCAGCATCAAGGGGGTTCACCTCCTCGATCATGACCTCGCGTGAGTCGACCAGGAGCACATCATCCTCGGTCAGTTCATACGCGAACTTACGCATCCTCCCACCCGCGTCCCTTGTGCTTCGGGCTACGCTTGTAGTCGGTGGCAAGGGCGTGAGGCTGAGCGGTCGAACCCCTGCGGAGGTCCTGCACACGCTGTACCTTGTCCTTCTGCTTCTGCGGGCGCGCTCGGCGCTTGTTCTTCGTCATGCTGCGACCTTACCAGTCAGGGGGAGGGTTGTCAACCTCTCACCGTTGCGGAAAACAATCTGAGTGTCACCGACTCGGATATCACACTCGTCAACCTCAAAGACGGAAATGCGGTACCCAACCTCGGCCAATGTGTCCTGAAAGCCTGCGAACCACTCGTGGAGGTCTGCGAGGTCGAGGAAGGCGCACACCTCGTCAGGTGCGATATCGAACAGGTTGTCACGCTGCGGCGGCGGGTGTGCGATATCGCAGTGCTCGCTGAGCATTGCCTCAGTGACCGAACGCAACTGCATCAAGAAACAGTCGTCATCGTGCCAGGGGAACTCACGGTTCATGTCCTCGTTCCACTTCTCCATCGCGGGGAAGTAGCCACAGTCGCAAATGGACTTGCTGTCCCAATGCGCCGTGTTGTAGGGACCGTGGAGGTATTGGCCGTGTTCGATGCGGAAGATTTCCATGCAGAGAACCTATCAGCAGAGCCCCACGAAATCAAGCACCTTTCGTAACGAAAGGGTAACGCGCGCCCCGCGCTCGGGCGTGTTGCCACGCCCGCGCACGGGTTAGATAACCGAACCGGGAGACCGGAGCAGACAGCGACCGGTGTTAGCGTGAAGGCTAACCGTGTTCGCATTCTTGAGCCGGTTGGTACGGGTAACAGCCGAGGAATAATCCCCGGAATGCACCTTGATATCCGCGCGGCCGGTCTTACGGTTACGAGTCTTGATGATATACAAGTCACTTCCCCTTTGCTGCGAATCGGATATCGGCCTTGCCATTAGGGCAAAGTCCGCAGGAAATGCACGCGCCACCGTTTACGGTAATGAGAGGAATTCGGCCCATAACCTCGGGACACGCCGCACCCGGACGGTTTCGCCATTCGCCCATCATTGCCGCACCTTCGGCGGCAGTATCGGTAAGCGTTGCGATAAGGATATCCGGGTGCTCACTGATAATCTCGTCCACCCATTCCGCATTCCCCTCGTCCACCGAAAGGTAAAGGGTGAGATTCGGAATACCGGCGAGGATATCGACGACATTGTTTCCCGGCGTGAAACTCCGAGTGTATGCCCAGAAATTCACGTCAGGGTTGGAGAGGATAACCGCAGACCATGCGCGAGCGTACGCGCGAGAAAAGAAATCCCCGTCATGGTGAATGCGGAAATCGAGCGAGGCCCCACGCTTATTAGCAGCGATACGGAATTCACCGATAAGGTGGTTAAGCGACCGCGCGATATCATTAGCGGACGCATCCTTAACGGCGTTCCAATTCGACTCCATAACCGCGCGGAATCCCTTAAAGATGTTCTCCAATTTGCCAGCGTAGCAAACAGCCTCGCACGCGGCAGTCTGACCGGGGCACGAAAACTCCCGCCCGGAAAGCAAGCCGAAAGCGTTGCTCACGTTTGCCTGCGTTCCCGCCTTGTTTGCGGAAGGGGTCGTCTTACGGTCGGTGGACAGTCGAAGCGCGAGGGTGTTTGTCATGGCTCAAACTATACACTAGGGGACCGACACCGCGCAACCGTATCACCGGGGAAATTGTCACGGCTTCGTAACGACACGCCCGAGCGCGGCCCGCCCTGATGATCGTTGTCAATAGGGCGGGGGCAAAGATTCCTTTACCAAGAAAGGTTGGACAAAGGGTTCCAATCGTCGGTGTATCCGTGTATAGTTAGTCCTGTGAGTGAGGGACACGCCCTCACCGAAAGTGAAGGGAGGGCCTGTCATGGCCCGCAAGTTCCGCACCAAGTACGAGAGCCCCCGCGCTCTGCTGATCGAGAAGGGCCTGGCGAAGCCGGGTTCCGTCAAGGGTCGTTTCTCGAACGAGGGCCGTGCTCTCGTGGCCGAGGCTCGCGCCAAGGGCGTGAAGTTCGAGGCTGACAACCCCGTCGCCGCTCCGAAGGTGGAGACTCCGAAGGTCGATCTGACCAAGGCTCCCACCGAGTCCTGACCACAAGGGGGCCAGCCTATCATGGGCTGGCCCCCTAGGTCCAGGGAAATCGAGCGCCGGTCGTAAACTGTTGGCGCTGCGCGCCCCGCATGAATATGCCCCTAATGGTTGCTTATGCCATTAGGGGCTACTCATGACCATATTCACTTATGCGCCATCCACAGAACGTCTCGCCTAGGTAGGTGTTCGATTACGGTGGGATATGGTAGCAGGGGCGGGACACTACTCCTCGTGTGCTACGAAACGACCGCTTCCATCCTCGGGTAAGTGTGTTCCGATTCGTCTAGTCCCTACCTAGGAGACACGCGCTGTGAAGTTGTGGGCCCGTTTCTGAGTTGAGGTGGGCCAAGCCTCGTTCCAAGCGCAGGGGTCCACATCCCCCGCGCGCCTCAGGACTTGGGCAGCCCCGGTGAAGCAGCAGCCACGCGAGCCATTGCTTCCCGTGCGCGCTGGGCCTTGACGGCCTTCTGGTTCGCCACGGCGGCGGCAATCTTCTCGCTGGTGTTCATGTGACCACTCCTTCATCGGGGCTGATAGGTAAACCATACACGCTGAGACCAGGGAAGTCAACAGGTGTTCGTAAAGAGAAGGTAAAGGTGCGCCCCGCGCCTCCAAGCCCTTTTGTCAAGGGCTTGGGGCGGGCTGAAATCGCCTAGTACGAGTTGCCGGTCAGGCGCTCACGCAGTTGGGCGAGGTCCGCATTGGTCACGCACTCGTCCACACGGTCCTTCGCCTCCTTAAGCGAGAGACCAAACGCAGCCTTCACGTCCTTGATCATCATGATCTTACGGTACGAGGTACCGTCCTCGGTGCGGTACTCGTCCAGGTGACGGATACACCACTCCTTGACCCGGTACTGCGGGTCCAGCAACTCCTTCTCCCAATCGGCAAGGGGGGAGCCGCTAGCCTGCGGGACATTGGACATGTCCTTTGCGCCGAGGGCCATGATCGAAGTTGCCGCACGCTCCAAGGAACGCCCGCCGAGGCCGTTGTCTGCCAGGATGCGACAGACCAGGATCGAATTCTCCACGTTGTTGATCACGCGTCAACCTCCACGATGCGAACGATGCGACCGGAAACGTCGTGACGCCAGACGGTGCCCGACGGGTGGTGAATCTCGCTCCAACCGTTGACGATCAGAGTGGACAGCACCTCACTCTCGGTCTCAAACTGCTTCGGAACGAAGCACTCGGGGGCCGGAGGCGAAACGGGCTTGATCTGGAACACTTGACTCTCCTTGTCGTTGGTAGGTACACCGTATCAGGTATCACCCACGAAATCAAACGTCTTTCGTAACAAACAGGTAACGAGCGCCCCGCGCTCGGGCGTGTCTAGTAACACGCATTCGCGGTACAGTGAGTCTTTGAGTGACCCGTACGGTTTCCGCCGTAGAGGCAAGAGTTGTGAGGCACATACACGTTGGTACGGCACTCCACGCACTCGGCAGGACGAGCGTTACGAAGGGTGTCACCCATCGTGCGAACACCGACCTGCTTCGAGACGTAGTGACCATCGGGAGAGACAGCCTTAAGGTGAACGTACTCACCGTTGGCGTCAGTGGTAATCTCAACCACCTGGAAGTCAGAACGACCGGACGGGTCGAACGAAGGGAGGGAGATAACGTCCCACTGGCTAACGGACTTGATGATCATGACTTGCCTTTCCTGGGAGAACCGTTCTCCCTCTTGCCTGTATCCAGATTCTAGCGTAGGGGTCTGACAGTTTCCCCACGAAATCAGACTCATTTCGTAACAGAAAGGTAACGGTCGCCCCGCCCGAAGGCGAGTGCTCAGTAGTCATCGTCCCATCGCTCGCCCGCGTAGGTGGGGTCGAACCAGGACGGCGGGGTGGAGGAGTCGGGGTACCGCTCACGGATCGAGTCCATCTGGGGCTGCACGCGCTCGACGTACTCGGCGTAACCCTTCTCGCAGCGGGGGTAGGACTCACCCGAGCCGGAAAGGGCCTGGTAGAACATGACCTCGCCCTCGCAGTCAGCGGGGATGGTGTGCTCGATGCAGTCGTTCATGTTTCCTCCTGGTTGGTTGAGCCAACAGTAACACACGGCACCGACAAAATCAAACAGGCTTCGTAATGACACGCCCGACCGCGCCCCGCGCACCCTGCCCTTTGTCAAGGGCAGGAGCGAGGTTTCTCAGAAGTCGTAGGGGTTGTCTGCCGGGTAGTGCATGGGGCCGTCGCAGAGTTCGCGCGACAGGCCGTGCTCGCAGGTTGCCATTTCAGCCCAGAAGTCGATGGTGTCGTTGATCGTGGGGATGGCCTCGCCCTGCAGAACGTCGACCTCGAAGTCACCCAGCAGGTGCTCCGGCACGAAGCGGGAGAACTCAGCGGACTCAGCATCGACCGGGGGAGTGTCGACGTGGGCGGGGATGACGCGGACGTTGCTCATGATGTGCCTCCTGGTTGGGTAGGTAGAGTCTAACACAGAATCGCCGTCCCGTGTCAACAGAAACGCCGGGGAAATTCGCCGTCATTCGTAATCGCCGGAAACGCCGCGCCCCGCCCCGAAGGGCTAGCCTCTCAGTAGTCGTCGCAGGCGTAGTCACCGTTGGCGTGGTCACAGAACGCGTGGGGGTTCTTGCGGGGGTCGAAAGCGTCGGGCTCGTCGTACCACTCGCGCGTGCAGGGGTCAGACGGGGTGTGGCCGCAGCAGGGGTAGTCTTCACACATGGCGCTCTCCTTGGTTGAGGTGATGCTCGAACTCTACCACACGACTCTGACAAAACTTCGGCGCGGTCGTAATGAGGTTCAAGAGCGCGCCCCGCCCCTTTCTAAGGGAGAGTCTGGATGAGGTCGAACAGGTTCAGGAACTTGTCCGGGTTGGGACGAAGGGTTCGAGTGATGATCCACCTGTACCCGAAGTGACCTTCCCTGACAGCCGCGATCCTGGTAACGGGACCGTAGTCACTCACGGCCTCGAAGATGTTGGGATTGGCGGTCTCGAAGATGGAGTAGTTGCCGATGCGGGCAAGCGGTGTGTTCTGCATGACTCGAACCTACCCTAGACGTGGTCGGGTGTCAAGATACCGGCGAGTTCTTCGAGAGGTGTCGCGTCCCAACCAGGAACAACCTCCACGTCGATTCCATGCTCTTTCCACATGGCGATCACATGGGGGTTGTCATCGTAGGCAAGTACGGGGTTGAGGTTCGAGGCTCTGATCTCTTCGAGAATCTCGATCTTTACGTCTCGATCCTTGCGCCGGTCTCCCCAGGGCCTCATGTACATAACGTCATAGGGGACCTTGTACTTGTCAAGCCAATCCTCTGTGACATCACGGTACTTCTCATCCCTTGCGGTGACGATGGTGATGTGGTATCCGTCAGAGGCATGACCCTGTGCTGCTTCGAGCACATCGTAGTTGGGTGGGCACCAGAGGGAGGCCTTGTGGAATGCGTCGAAGTTCTGATTGTCCCCACGCACATAATGACGGATTGCCTGTACGTCGCACAGGGTACCGTCCATATCGAAGATAATGGTGTTTCTCATCTACCCATCCTAGCATGTAGACCCTGACGAATCAAGGGGCGATCATAATATAAGGGAACGTAGCGCCTCGCTAGTCCCAGGAAACTTAACCCTTGTCGTAACATAAACGTCTTGGGTCGCTTGCGACACAACTACTTGCACGGGCAAAGGTTGCACCTGCAAAGGTTCTGTCGGAAACACTTGCAGGTGCAACCTTCCCCTATGCAACTACCCTCCGATCCAATAGGTTATCGGAATGAGATATCCGATAGCGAAACCGATGAATGCGATAACCGCATATCCGCGAAAGGTGATTCGCATTAGATCCCCTCAGGGTAGAGAATGACACGCGCATTACGGCGAATGGACCGGGTGCGAATACCCTTTCCTGTGTTGATATCCGCATATGTCACGCGGATATCCCGAATGTCACTAACCGCATATTCGACATTCACAATGCGAACATAGCGGGTAGCCTTAGGCAGCAATACCCTATCCCCTACCCTCACCCATGCGGCGGGTGAGGTCGGAAGGGTAATCACGCGTCACCCATGACACAGTCAAGGGTCATGCAACGCATGTTCTGGTTCATCATCCCGTAGGCACCGCATACGGGGCAGCGGTCATCCTCGCGCATGGCTTTCATGTTGGCATAGGCAGCGTACCCTGCCGCCATAGCGTCCGACTCCCACCCGTCACAGTCGGGGCAGATATCGGAGTCATCATCCATGACTAGGACAGGGGTTCCGCATTCGTGACCCCTACAGGGGAGCGTGTAGACAATCTCAGGCTCCCAATTGTGGGCAGCGTAGGTATCGGTGAGGATGAACATTAGATCCCCTTCACAGAGTCGAGAGTGACGTGTGCGATAACGTCATCCTCACGGCCACGGTAGGTCATGCGTCCGTCAATGCGAACGCGCACGGTAGCCACGGTGGACACGCTAGGCATCCACGGGCAGGGGACGGACGGGAAGGTTTCGAGGATAGTACCCTCTCGACCCTGCCATGCGAACGTGTGAACGGTGACCCGCTCTCCGATGTTGACCATTTCGTTTCCTCTCGCTCTGTGTTTCCGACTCCGTCAGACTATCATCGGACACTGACAGAATCGGGCAGATTAGGTAACGGGAAGGTAAAGAATATGGGCGCACTATCAAGATCAACAATTCGCAGGGATGGCTGGATCATACATCTAACCGAAAGTTTGCAAAATGTCAATTATGAAAGATGATCTTGGTATGTTCCTTTGATGATGACGTGGGGATCGGGTGGGAGCCAGTATGGGTAGTCTTTGAGTATGACGTGACTGACGACATCGGAGCGTACACGTCCTTCGGGGATGTTAAAGTCGATTTTCGGTGAGTACCACCAATCAACAACAAGATCATCTTCTACAACGATGATTCTGTACATCAAATTGTCGTTGAGATCACCACAACTGATGATTCTACGAGATTTTACGCTCATGGCCCGGTAGTCCTAGTCCTGGGAAGCCTATAATCTCGTCTGATTCCAATACTAGAGTCTCATACGCCTTATGTGATGCTTCTGCTCTTGCGATTTCCTCTGGATTACCTCGTAGACGTGCTTGTCCTAGTTCTCTGGCAAGACGGAAGAGAGTTTCCATTGAGGTGATGATCTTGATAGGCATATTTCTCCTAGAAATCCGTTACAGCGTGTGACGTGAAGTCACAGAACGTGTTCATACAACGCAATGTGTAACCATTACCGTTGCCCGGTGTGAAGAAGTATTTGATCTGCCCTCCGCAGGAGGGACAGCGGACAGAATGTCCGTCCTTAAACAGGTAATCCTTCTCACTTATCGTGTAAGGCATCAATCTCTCCATATACATCGTATGGTCTGTCGGAAACCTCATCAAGGTGGCTAACGACGTAGGGTGTGTGATACCTTAACAACTCTTGAGCCCAAGACTGAGCCCTTTTCAGCATAGCATCGGCGCTCTCATTAGGTCGGAGTCTCTCGATAACCATGTCTAGACGTTCTTCTAGGTCATATACTTCCCACCATACCTGGCCCTCTTTATCACCGGGCCGGATTCTGAACGTAAATCTAGGACCCATCTGCTTCCTCCAATGCTGGTTCAGGAGCAAAAACCTTACCCGCTTCATGCTGCTCGTACATAGCACTCACAGCGTCCGCAGACTGCCCTGTAGCAATTGCGAACAGCAAGTCGTAGTTACGCTGCTGGTCGATGTGATTTATTAGCAGAAGGTCATGGATGCGTTCCAGCAACTCGATACCAGCAGCCTGCGCTGGCGTCAAATGATTCTCAGACTTCTTCGGCTCATCCTCGTTAATGTCAAACATTAGTGTCCTCTCGCGGAGCCGAGACGAATGTGATCCTCGACAACCTTAGCAATATCAGTGTCATCCGTCTTAGGGACAAACACATTGGCGATAAACGTATCACCACTACCTACTTTTTCAGGGTTGTCCACCCCGCTAGTCAGATTCATGATGTGCGTATCGGGAGAGATACCACCACGAACACCAGGACCATACGGGTGAGGGTGATATGGAGGGGCTGCAATCGCTTCCGGCTCGATGTAGAACTCCACCTCAAAACCGGCGTTCAAAAGCGCACTGAGGTCCTTTACGATCTCAGCCAGCGTCTTACCACTCGTTGTATACTTCACCTTACTCAATGTAGGCTTCACCTCATCCAAATCTTCAAGTGCTATATCTACCATATTGAATCTCAATTTCTGCAGGCGGTCCCGCAACTGATTCTGTGCGTCGACCTCATCCATCTGCTCAGTCGTCACTAGACTTCCACCCCTTTAAGTCTGCGGCAATATAGCCAACCATACGATTGACCTCTGCCTTTACGTCAACCATCTGACCCTTATCAATCTCGTAGTCAAGGCGCAACTTCTCACCACGATGGGTAAAGAACACCTGGAACTCTATGGCAGACTTAGCCTCACGGTACTGAAAGAAAGCACTAGAGCCCGAGACTCGGCGCTCAATCTCTCTACAGACCTGATACCCATAAGTGTGCTCGTCCATTACGACTCATAATCCGCAACGACATAATCGACCGTAGCCGTTACATCACTCGTGTCATAATCAATCTTACCGGGCTCCACGTCGAACGTCAACTGTAAGCGCGACTTCCCCGAAGTGTCATCAGGGGCCAGGTCCACCGTCACAGTAAACTCCTCGTCACGCGCACGCACAGGGGCGAAGGCGCTAGAGCCTGTGATCGCAGCCTCGACAGCGCGCTCCACAGCATAAGCATATTCATTTACATCCATTACTCTACCTCATCTTTTTCGTATTTTTGAAAGGCCCGGTAGGTAAGCGGGAACGCGCCCTCCACGAAACCTTCGATAGCACCAGCATACTGCTGAATCTCATATTGTGCATGTGAGTCCGTACGCTGAGACAGGAAGTTCAATGTAGCGGCAAGGCTGGTAGTCCAGCGGAACCGAACGTATAGGCCATTGGCTAGTAGGAACAGTCTTGCCTGCTCCGGCGCGATTCCGGCTTCCATTGCACGCTTGTACAGTTTCTCACCTTCGGCCTGGAATGACTCTAGGTAGTTCGTCCAGTGGAATCCGACCTCAGGATCAAGGTTCTCACCGCTACCCTGCTTAGAGTTTTCAGGCTTACTACGCCAATCTCCCGGCCCAGGTAGATAGAACTCTTCGTTCTCCGTAATGTACCGCCTAGAGGACTCATTCCATCCATTCTGGTCGTCAATGTATGTCGCTGCGATGGTGTGCTTGTACCACTGCCGCGCGACTAGTAGGGGCGCGTAGCCCTCAAATGTAAGTGCCTGGTGTCGGAGGACAGACGTGTGTCCTTCACGAATGAGGAAGTCGAGGAGCCTCTCGTCATTATCTGAGAAACTCCCCGACTCCTTGTCATACGACACGCGGGCAGCGTTAACTACCGAGAGATCATCGCCCATGACGTTGACCAAACGGACATATCCTTTATCAAGGACGTTAACCCTGTCGCTCAATTAGTACCAACCCTTCGAGTGTTTAGTGGAGAGCGCACTACAAGGGGTGCCGTAGCGCCCGCTGATGTACTTCAATCCCCACTTAATTTGAACGGTAGCGTTCGTGCGCCACCCTCTACCCATCTTACTCCCCGGAAGCGCCTGCGGAATTCCGTAAGCGTCGGAGTTTGGGTTATCCGAGGTGGTCGACCAGCCAGATTCCTCTGTCCACAACTTCTCTAGACAATACCACTGACGGCCAGAGCCCCAGCCGCGCGCCGAGGCGAGCCGCTTTCCCAGAGCACGGTTCCCCGCGCTGCTGACCTTGTAGACCTTGACCTTCTTTGCCTTCTTCTTGGCGGCGGGCGCGCGATGCACCACTACCGTCTTAGAATTCTTGTGTGCCTTCCTGACCGAATGATCGGTCGACTTGGGTGTCCGAGCCTGGCTGCGGCTCGCGCGTAATTCTGCTGCTGCCCTCCGTGCGTTAAGCACGTCGAGTGGAATCAGTTTGGTGGACGCGACCACCTTGGGTGTGACCTCTATCGCGGGTTCGACGGCGGGTTGCGGTGCTGGCACGCCTGTTACGGCGATGATTCCTACCAACAAAGAACCGGCGATCCTCTGAATGAGCATCCGACTACCCTACCATAGTCTGGATTCGGGGGCAACCCCACTACTCTCAAGGAGAGGGTACGTTAAAGACTTCATGCTCTAGTCGGACGAGTGTGTAATACCCAGGCTTGACGGTCCAACCGCAGGCTAGGCAGTAAAGTTCAATGTCGTCATTTGCGTCCAGACGAGGGAAGAGTGGGGTGTGATCCGAGTCGTTTGGACAGGATAAAAAGTGTGTGGTATCCTGCCGTTCTTCTCTATAGGTATTAACTACTCTTAACCAGTAACGGTTATCTTCTTCCTTAATGGTATTTACTTCCTTATCCTAAGTTATTGGTTTATCTAAGTAATGTGTTTATCTAGTTATCACCACCACCACTTCTCTATGAGACCACTGATTCGACCCTGTGTCAAGTTGGGAGAAATTTCTCGTAACCAGTCCGTGACCATCGTGGTACGATGGAGTCATGCGAGTCTCACTTCATACCGATTACGGTATTTTCACAGAACGTCAAGGCTTTTGGTATGCCGCAAAGCACATCACAGAGACCTTGAACGAACTTGGAATCCCGGTGTCGTTTAACGATCCCACCGCTGACGTGATGTTCAACTTCTGTCAGCCACAGGACTACGTTCACTACGATGGTCAATACACTATTGGCTATACACCGTGGGAGTCAACAGGCATGACCGGCCCGAGTTTTGCACAGAAGGCCCCGAACGGAATCGCTGGCATGAGCATCGGCTACCAGGATGAGTCTAAGCCCCTTGAACTGTGGCCTCAGATGATCAACGAGACCTGCGACGAGTTTTGGACTACAAACCATCTCGGTATGCGATGGTTCCGCGAAGGAGGCGTTGACCTTCCTGGTCTAGTCTACCCTCATGGAATAGATCACGCATGGGCTCCGGTCAAGCGTGGGATGAAGGGTCCGATCACCTTCCTGCACATTGGAGAGCCAGCCCCACGAAAGGGTGGGCAAATGGTCTTCGAAGCGTTCAAGGAACTATTTGCTGATGATCCCAACTACAGGCTGATCATCAAGGGTCACGGATCGTCACTGGTGCGAGACTACGATCAGGCAAAGATGGTGCGCCGCCCGGATGATCTGATCAACAACGTTCATGTCATCACGCGTGATATGGAACTCTCTGAATTGCAGGGTCTATATGCGAGCGCGCACTGCCTGGTGTACCCATCATGGGGAGAGGGCTTCGGGTTCATCCCCTTGCAGGCTCTCGGTACCGGGCTCCCCACGATCATGACAACCGACTGGTGTGACTACGCGCTACCGGGCACACTGAGAGTAAAGACCAACCTCGTAGAGTCACCGTGGCAGGACATTCACCCAGGAAAGATGTTCGAACCAGACTACGAGTCCTTGAAGCACCAGATGCGAGAGTTTGCTGAAAACAGAGTTTACTACACGCACCTGACACACACGATGGCACCCTATATTCATGAAGAAAACGACTGGAAGACATTGACGCAAACTGCGTTCAAGAATCTTCTCGAAAGATTCTCGTAACTTTCTGAACCGTAAGTTGCCGATGGTAAGATGGAAGTATACATCGAAAACGTCAGTCCTCTGAGGAGGACTTTGGAGGAGTTTATACATATATGAGTGAATTGCAACTATCCTTCCGCCTGCCGGAAGGTTTCATCGAGCCCTATGTCACCCGCGAGGTAGACTGGGGTTTCACAGACGGAGCAGGAAACAGTTTTAGCGAGATCATCTTCATGCGTACCTATTCAAGGGTCAAGGATGATGGAACCAAGGAGCAGTGGTACGAAGTCTGCCGCCGCGTCATCGAGGGCATGTACTCGATCCAAAAGGATTGGGCCAAGGAGAATAGACTTCCGTGGAACGACCGTAAGGCACAGGCCTCAGCGCAGGAAGCGTTCGAGCGCCTTTACACATTCAAGTGGACGCCACCCGGTCGAGGACTTTGGGTCATGGGCACCCCGCTCGTAAACGAGCAGAAGAACTCTGCAGCATTGCAGAACTGTGCCTTTAAGAGCACGAATGACATGACACGTTATGACCCAGGAGCCCCGTTCGCGTGGGTAATGGAAGCGTCCATGCTCGGTGTCGGATGTGGATTTGACGATAAGGGTGCCGATAAGGGCTTCCTCGTCCACAAGCCAGACCCAAGTGATACCTTCGTTTACAAGATCGCAGATACTCGTGAGGATTGGGCCGAGTCAACTCGTATCCTGATCAACACGTACCTAGTCGCCGGTAAGGGGCTCATGAAGATGGACTACTCCGACATTAGGAAGAAGGGTGAGCCGATCAAGACGTTCGGTGGCACCGCTTCCGGTCCAGAGTCGCTAATGCTACTCCACGACCAGATTCGTCTAGTCCTTGACGCACTAGTTGGCATGAACCTAACACGTCGAGCAATTGCTGACATCATGAACCAGATTGGGTTCTGTGTTGTCGCTGGCAACGTTCGTCGTAGTGCTGAAATGTACGTTGGACATATTGACGACGAGGACTTCCTAGACGCAAAGCAGTTTGGCAAGCAGGACCCTAAGACCTGGGAGTACATCACTCAGGGACCGGCGTATTACCGTCGTGAATGGGGTGGGCTTTCCAACAACTCTGTCGAGGCCAAGGTTGGTTCGGACTACAGCCATCTAGTTGACCGTATTCGCACAAATGGCGAGCCCGGTATCCTCTGGATGGACGTAACCCGCCAGTACGGTCGTATCAAGGATGGAATCACAAACGCTGACTGGCGTGCAGTCGGGTACAACCCTTGCGCCGAGCAGCCACTAGAGTCTGGTGAAATGTGTACTCTCGTAGAGACGTTCATCAGCCGCCATGACTCTGTAGAGGACTACATTCGTACCCTAAAGTTCGCGTACCTGTACGCAAAGACGGTCACCCTTCTGCCTACCCACTGGCCTGAGACCAATGCAATCATGCAGAGGAACAGGCGTATTGGTACTGGTATGAGTGGTATTGCTGACTTCGCTGACACCCGTGGACTACCGGCCCTCCGTGACTGGATGGACGCTGGGTACGACGCAATTCAGAAGTACGACGAGGTTTACTCGGAATGGCTATGTGTTCGCCAGTCAATCAAGACGACGACCGTAAAGCCATCAGGCACCGTCTCCAAGTTGGCCGGTGTCTCTCCTGGTGCTCATTGGAGCCCCGGCGGTGAATACTTCCTACAGACCGTGCGCTTCCGCTCAGACGAGCCGATGGTGCAGGGCTTTAGGGATCACGGTTACCGTGTAGAACCAGCCGAGAATGACCCAGTAGGTACCGCAGTCGTTTACTTCCCGATTCACTCAAAGGCACGTCGTAGTGACACGGAGGTCAGTCTATTCGAAAAGGCTAACCTCGCTGCAACGGCTCAGAGATACTGGTCGGACAACGCTGTTTCCGTCACGCTATCGTTTGACGATGATGTCGATGGGGACAACGTAGAGAGCGTAATTCATATGTTCGAGGGTCAGTTGAAGACCGTTTCATTCTTGAAGCAGTCAAACGACCAGTACGCTCAGATGCCATACACAAGGTCGGACAAGGCTGAATACGAAAAGGAATCTGCACAGATTGCAAAGTTGAGCCTCGTACCGTTCTACCTAAATGGTCCACAGGAAGACGCGGTCGGAGAGAAGTTCTGCACAACCGATTACTGCGAGATTCCTCTAGAGACCGAGAAGGAAGCCGTGTTACAATGAAAAGAGAACTAAAGGAGGTTTTCAGAAGTGTCAATAATTGACAGAATCATCGCTTTCATTAGCGCGCTATTGGGCCGTGGCCCTGTTCCATTGGAGCAGGAAGACGAGGGCTCTGTAGTAGTGGAAACCCCGGTTGTTGATACTCCAGTGGAAACTCCTGTAGAGGAGCCGGTAGAAGTACCGGAGGAAGTTGTTGAACCATCCCCTGAGGACCCAGCCGAGGTTCCAGAAGAAGTACCAGTAGAAGAGACGACTGAGGTCGTAGACCCAGCAGAGCCCGGTGACGTTTCGGCACCAGGCGAGGCTCCAATCGCAGATGTAGATATTGACCTAGACGAGGAAGTCATCGAAGACCTCGATGACACCACCGTCCTTGACGGTCTAGACATCGGCGGATCAGGGAGTGAAGCGTAATGGGTGTGCATACAGCAGTCACATACGCACGCGCGCAGGTAGGCCGCACAGAGAGTCCTCGTGGCTCGAACCGCTGCTTTGCCTGGGAGCACGTTAAGAGCCATTGGGGTGTAAACCTACAGGGCAACCCTTGGTGTGGAGCATTCGTCATTGACGCTGCTTACCACGGAGGTCTAAAGTTGCCTTGGCAGATGGTATCCGTATCTTATATCGAGCAGTGGGGTCGTCAGCGTGGTCGTTGGCACAGCGGCATCAAGGGTCTAAAGAAGGGTGACCTAGTTGTCCTCTTCGCCCACGGTCGCCATGTCGAAATGGCAGCCGCAGACGCAACCTCACGAGGCTACTACTCTGTAGGCGGAAATACTTCGGCTGCAAATCAGTGGAATGGTGGAACTGTAGCGTACCAGTGGAGAAGGGCTGCTAACGTTGTTGGATATGTCCGAATTCACGACAAGTACCCAACAACTCCTCCATTCAAGCCAAGTAAGTTCCCTCTAAAGGTGGGGCAGTATTTCGGCAAGAAGTTGAAGTTCAAGGCCAGCATCAGGAAGAACATTCACAATGGAAATGCTACCTTCGCTGACCAGTCGAACGTATTGAGGATTCAGAAGTGGTTGAAGTACCTTGGATACTACAAGGGACCTCTGACCGGTACAGCCAACGACGGCCTGCATAAGGCAATCGTTTCGTACCAGAAGAAGCACAACTACAGGAATCCTAATGGCGCAGTTGGCGGTGGCCCTACGGGTCGCGGCGGTACATGGAAGGCTTTGCAGCAGTCCGTTTACAACAAGCGTTACAAGTAGTGGTATACTAGAACTACGGCGTGGCTTGCTGGTAATACAGCGGGGTAAGTCGTCTACCGGCCTTCGTGCAGAAGGACCTTAGGTATGGTAATAGTTACGATTAAGCAACCCGGTCCCTAGGTGGGGCCGGGTTTGCTTTATCCCCAGCCAGACGATATAATCGAACGTATGGCCTACATTGAAGAAGTCCTTAAGTCCAACCCCGTAACCCACCACCGGCTAGACGACACCGCGCTTCCAGCAGCGGACTCTACTGGTGGTGGACGCACAATCACATCTGGCGGCGGCGCTTACTCGACATATCAGTTCCGAAACTTCCCAATGACAGCCGGTTCCGACGGGTGTATGAGGTTCCAGCAAAACTCGGCCTCAGACCTCGCCCGGTCAAATATGGCAAATGGATACACCACTCCGCTTAATGGTGAAGACCACCCGTTTAGCGTCGAGTTCTGGTTCCACCTTGACAACATTACATGGACTGACTCAAACAGCCTCTTTTACAGCGACTTCGCTATCAACTTCTGCTACCGCTCTGGATTCAGGATTAGCAATGGAATGCTCGTATGGGGTGTCTCCGGCGAAGGCTGGAACTACGGTCGAGGATACGACAAGTATTTCCCACTAGCAGAGGTCTACTACGGACTTCCTGACCTCGCCCGCGCGTACCATGTTGTGGGCGTATGGACCGGTGCCGGTGCTGCGCTGTATGTAAACGGTGAGCCGGTAGGCTCAATGCCAATGAATAGTCCTTGGATCAGAGGTCTAAACAACGCATCAAAGGCGTTCCAGATTCCAACCACAGGCTCAGCCGGTGGAGCGATGTGGGTTGAAAACCATGCAGTCTACAACCGTGTACTTTCCGATAAGGAGATAAAGGACCACTACGCTGCCGGTATTGACTTCCCAGATTACGTTAGCGCATTCGAGGCTGACGGTGGTGAGATTTACAACATCAACGATGGTGCCAACGGCGTCCTCTTCGACAAGTCATTTGACGTTGACACATGGACAGCCCCGGAGGCATACAGGAACGTCTCAATTCAGGCAGATGGAGTTAGCCTTTACAACATTGAACCTGCTGTAGCATATCTCGGTGGTGAAAAGCCGTATGAGAGTATCATTGGTGACCAGGATGCAAACATCAGGACCTACGGCACCGGCGGCTGGGTTGCAGAGAACTGTGTCATTTATGGCGACGGTGGTGGATCAACCGTTCCTAATAGCACATACTTCATCAACGCCAATCACTCTATCTATTTCCGCAAGACCTCTGGTGGCCCTGAAAAGATGCGTGGCTACCTCGCATACCTTGTCACGCCTAATCAGACGTACCGAGTACACGCAAATGTGTACCACTCAAAGCAGGCTCGTCTTAGGGTTTCCTGGTATAACAACGTCGGAGGCCTGATCTCTACTGACTACGGAACCACCCAGGCTGCATCTGTAAGCCTAAACGGACCTATTCTTCACGAGGTAAACGTCAAGGCACCGTCAAACGCATATTACGCTGAATTTGGCGCTGAGAATGCAGCAACTGATGCTGTCTCTGGTGATGAAATGTGGATTGACCGTCTGTACGTCTGGAGAGACCTTCTGTACAGCGCGACGGTGAACGATGGTGTCTATGTCTACACCAACCAGGGAATTGTTTACAATGACGTTGGTACATACATGGGGCAGAACTTCTCATCAATCCAGGGGTCATACTACGTTGACACAGCGGTACACAACACATCAGTAGAGGCCGTGCTATGGCAATTGAGGAGCGGTGACTCAAAGAAGGTCGTCACGCTTCGCATCAAGTCGAACAATAAGTTGGCTATTACATACGAGTACCTCGACCCATACACATTGGCGTGGACTACCCAAGAGACCGAGGGTGCGCTTTCAACAGCCATCGGTACCGGATGGCACTCGTTCTACACAGTAATCGAGAATGACAAGGTGGTAGTTTACACGGATACTGGTGGAACCTCTATCACATTGACAAATACCAGTGCAGCCTCTATTGCATTCGACAACACCGCTGATATCGTAATTGGAAACAACTTCGAGTACACCAAGCCGTGGAACTCTAAGTTGAAGGTTATCAATATCAGAAACAAGCCGGAAGCATCATTGACCTTCTCAGACACCGTAGCCGACTTCACCTTGAAGTTGTCGAGGACTCCTCAGTTTGCTAATGGAAATCTAGAGGTGTCTCAGTACGGATACGCTACCTATAAGATTCCACTGCCAGATGGAACTATTGCCTCGTCCAGAATGAACTACGGCCCACAGACTCGTGCCGTAGCGGGCATCACTGCAACTGACGGATACCACGCAATCGTCAGGACCGGCCCGGATGGTACCAACTGGTCTAACATCAGAGTGGACAACGACAACTCCATTCCGTTCTTCGCTACAAACGGCCAGGTACTGAGTAACTCTACACTCTGGGTGCGTGTAGAGTTGCAGACCGATGATTCCAGCCACGCAAAGGTCAATATTGACAGGCTGAGGTTCAAGATTTTCAACAGCCACTCGGTCGTGGGCGCAAACCACGGCAGGGCTCTGACCGTCTCCGGTACCGTACCAATCTTCGGTGAACTGGACCTCCACCCATCATCATATAGCGTTTACAATGGCTTCTATGCCAATACCGTCTCCGGTCTACACCTTGACTTCCAGAGCAATAGCACCGACGCGTCCGTTGACGCCTCTGGAACGCTCCTGGGTTCAGCAAAGACCTATAAGTCAATTGAAATGCTGTTCAGGATCAGGTCCAGGGCTACCAACCAGTATTTGTTCTACCATGACAACGGAACCACGGTTTACTCTCTGTACTACGACGGAACGGTGTACCAGTACACCGGATTTACCAGCGTAACCATTTATGGTGGTCAGGCAACGATGGGCTCTGCCATGCCAGCGTCCCCAACTGGGTATTACTTCCCTAGCCAGCAGTGGCACTATGTCGTCATGAGTACGAACACTGCAATTGCCCCAATCGCAAACGATGTGGGTAAGTTCAACTTCATGGCTAAGTCAATTGCCAACGTCGCAACCAGTTCCATCGGTGGTACGGTCAAGATGATCGGACTCTACGACTATGTATTGAGCGCAGCAGATATGGCCGAGCACTACGACGTTTTGCGTGGAAGGAATAGCGGTAAACTAACTGATACCGTCGCTGCGACGCTAAGTGAGCCAAACTCGCCAGATAGGTTCGTCAACGTGTCAGGAACCTGGGGTTACAAGCAGATTTCGGTCGACCAGCAGCCAGATTCTGCATAATAAGTCCATTGGGTGTACAATCGGTGTTATGGATGATGAAGAACTACTAAAGAAGGTCGTCAAGAACGCTCGCGTTTCGGCGGTCGAAGAGGCAGATTACGGTCTTTACTACTGGAAGATGCCTGATGGTACATATATCGGTGACGACGAAGGAAACTTCCTAGTCGTACCAAGTATGCGTGGCGATCTTACAAAGATGGCTAAGATGGCAGATGCCGCTAGGTCTCTCGGTGTTAACGAGGGCCAGCCTGTATTCATGGCCGGTCAGCGCAAGGTTACAGATGAGGAATACCAGGAGCAGTTGGAGCGTCTAGCCGCAGGCGAGCAGCCTGACGAATGGGATGTCCCAGCACTTATTGACACAATGAAGGCTCAGGAGGCCGGTCTGCGTGACTAGTTCAGTTTCAGCAGTAGAAGACGATACCGAGGAGTTTGAACTGTCGGTAAATTACCCAGATATCAGCGAAGCCGCTGGTGTCGTAAAGGTATTTGAAGACGAGTTCGCCCTTGACCTAGAAGAGACAGCGACCCTAAAGGGCCTTTCACCTGTTTTCAAGAGGAAGTTGGCTCGCCGCAAGGCTGGAAGCAAGCGAATTGAAACGGACACAGAAACCGGGTACAACGCATTTGAAGTTGTAGCCCCACCATACAACATGGATTACCTGGCTGCCCTATATGAGATGTCAGGGTACCACCGTGGAGCGGTCGATGCTCGATGCACTAATACAGTAGGTCTAGGTTATGACCTAATCGAATCCGACCGGGCGCTGCAGGCTATGGAGGCTCTAGAGAACGAGGAGTCAATCAAGCGTGCCCGTAGGAAGAAGGCTCGACTAAAGAGCGACGTGAAGGACTGGCTTGACGACATTTCCCAGGACGAAGACCTAACTGTAGTCCTAAAGAACATGTACACGGATTATCTGACTACAGGTAATGGATATCTAGAGATTGGAAGAACTGTAGGTGGCGAGATCAGTTACATTGGACACATCCCCGCCAGCACCGTACGAGTACGAACTAAGCGTGACGGGTTTGTCCAGATTGTGGGCCGACGCGCAGTATTCTTTGCGAACTTCCAGAGCGGAAACCCAGATCCAATTGGTGGAGACACCAACCCTAATGAGGTTATTCACTTCAAGAACTACTCACCTACAGGCAACTATTACGGAGTGCCTGAGATTGTTTCTGCTAAGACAGCAGTAGCAGGAAACGAGTTCTCTTCAAGGTACAACCTGGACTACTTCGAGCACAAGGCTGCTCCTCGATACGTCATCGTCACCAAGAACGCTAAGTGGTCTGACGGTGCTCTAAAGGAACTAATGGAGTTCCTAGAGGGAAACGTAAAGGGTAAGAACCACCGCACAGTCGTTATCCCATTGTCTTCCGAGGCAATTGACAAGAAGATCGACTTCGAAATGAAGCCGGTCGAGACTGGTGTACAGGAAGGCTCTTTCAAGTCCTACCGTGCAGACAACCGCGACGAGATTCTAATGACTCAGCGTACGCCTATCAACAAGTTGGGTCTGCCAAACGGCATCGCCCTAGCAGCCGCTCGTGACGCTGACAAGATGTTCAAGGAGCAGGTCTGCGGACCTGAGCAGAACATTGTCCAGAAGAAGATTTCGAAGATCATTGGAGAGCGCACCGACGTATTCAAGTTCAAGTTGGTCGAGTTGACGCTGACCGATGAGAAGACTCAGGCTGACATCGACAAGATTTACGCGACGATTCAGGAGAGTACTCCAAACGAAATTCGTAACCGTAAGGGTAAGACCCCTATCGAGGGCGGCGACAAGGTTTTGCCTCTAACAGGGCAGATTCAGGCTGAAAACGCTGCACAAGTAGGACAAACTCGTGAAAGAGACAGCCAAAGGGCTACAAGAGCGACTGATTCATCAGGCGAGGGTCGTAACGCGAAGGGCGACGGAAGGACCACACCTTGAGTCTAATCCAGACGCTTAAAGAAGAGGCGCACAGATTCCCTAACCCCATCATTCCGTTCGTGGCCGGTGTCTGGACAGTTCTCATTGGGCTCTGGATTATGCTTCCCTGGGACGTATTCCTTGGACGTACCACAAACACACCGCTCGGTACAAACCCTGAGTGGATCACAGGACTCATCTTTGTACTAATCGGCCTGCCCACCATGTACGCGGGATGGAAGAACTACTACAACGCATTGAGGATTTGCGTGATGAATACGTTCATCCTCTGGCTGACAATGTGGTTCATCTTTGTCTTCACAGCATGGCAGGCTTTGCTGACTCTAATCACGGCTTTGATCTGGGTGACCTGCGGTTATCTATACATCATGCTGAAATTGCAACACCAGAATTTGCGTTAGAACTAATAGGTTGGTATTATTACACCACAATGATTGAAAAGACCGTATTTACGTCAAATGGCGACTCGTTCAGAATCTCTGTTCCGCTCGCCAAGATTGATAAGGAGCGCAGGATCGTATCCGGCTTCGCATCTCTCGACAACATTGACCAGCACGATGACATCGTGCCTATCGACGCTGCCACCAAGGCTTTCGGTACGTTCCGTGGTAATCTCCGCGAAATGCACCAGCCTGTTGCAGTTGGAAAGGTAGTTTCATTCAGTCAGGAGCCGTACTACGATGCGGAGTCTGACAAGACTTATCAGGGAGTATTCGTAAAGTCTTACATTTCACTTGGAGCAGAAGATACCTGGCAGAAGGTCCTTGATGGCACTCTGACAGGTTTTTCTATTGGTGGAGTGATCAAGGACTCTGACACAGAGTTCAACCCGGACGTTCAGAAGTCGATTCGTACAATCAAGGACTTGGAACTCCACGAGTTGTCTCTAGTAGACAACCCCGCTAATCAGTTCGCCAACGTACTTTCCATCCAGAAGGGAGCCGATGGTCTAGAACTTACCGGCTCCGCTGTAGACATCAAGTTGGACAACGTTTTCTGGTGCCCCGAGGACCGCGCAGCGGTAATGACCTCGGACGAGACCAGGAAGTGCGCCATCTGTGAGTCTGACATGGAGAACATCGGTTGGATCGAGCACAACGACCCCAATACCACAATTGGCGATGTCGTAAACAAGTTTCTGGGCTCTCGTGGCACAGAGGAAGTAACTAAGCCGGATTCAGAAGAGGTGGCAACACCATCTGAAACGGACGGAAGAGGAGGTGTAGAAAAGTTGGCAACAGAAGAGACAGTAGAGCCGGTCGAAGAGACCGTTGAAACAGTTGAGACCGTAGAAGAGGTCGCTGAGGTTGTAGAAACCCCTGCCGCAGACGAAACGGTAGAAGAGGTCTCTGAGGTCGAGACGAAGGACGAGTTCGACCTTGCCAAGGCATTCGAATCTTTCTCAACGGCAGTCACAGAGACCCTAACCGGTTTTAGCAAGAAGATCGACGCACTAGAGACAGCAGTCGCTGGTGTAGAAGACCTTGCAAAGACAACCAAGGAGATTTCCGAGTCGCTCGAAGGTGTGAAGGAGTCTGTCACCAAGGAAATTGGTGAGGTAAAGGCAAGCACTGACCGCCTAGAGAAGGCTACGGCAGTAAAGAAGTCCGGTGACCTCGAAGGAGGATCAACGGAGGAAACAATTAAGAAGAGCGAGTGGAACGGAACCTTCGTCAGTACCGAATCACTAGTATCAAACTAAACCAAAACGAAAGGTAGGTGAAAAACATATAATGAGTAACAACGAACTTCTAGAAAAGGTAGTAACCACTACCGGTACTGATGGAGTTAATCAGGGTGGCGGTGGTCTTCTAACCAAGGACCAGGCTAACAAGTTCATTGACTACATGTGGGACCAGACTGTAATTCTACAGGATGCTCGTACAGTCCGAATGAGGGCTGACACAATGGACATTGACAAGGTGGCCGTAGGCGCTAAGTTGGCTCGTCTCGCAACTGAGGCCGTCGACACTGGTGTCAACGCCAACCCAACCTTCTCCAAGGTCTCGCTGACCACGAAGAAGTTGCGTCTAGACTTCGAACTTTCAACCGAGTCCCTAGAGGACAACATTGAGGGTTCAGGACTGGAAGATCACGTCGTACGTCTGATGGCTACGGCTTTCGGAAACGACATCGAGGACCTTTGCATCAACGGTTCGACTGCATTGACAGGCGACCCGCTGTACAAGTCATTCGACGGTTTCAGGGTTCAGTCCCTAGCCGGTGGTCGTGTTTCTTCCGAGTCTGGAAGCACAATCTCTAAGGGTACCTTCAACAAGGCCCTTAAGGCGCTTCCACGAGTCTACAAGCAGCGTCGTGCCGGTCTACGTTTCTACACGGGTTCAGGACTTGTACAGGACTACCTATACAACCTGACCACGATTGGAACTGGTGGTACCCCAGAAGACATTGCCGCAAGCATTCTTCGTGGTACGCCAGCAGCACCTCAGGGCGCTGGTGGTAGCACCGTAATTCCATTCGCCTTCGGAATCCCTATCATTGAGGTCCCTCTGTACACAGAGTCGGCTTCAGGTACATACACCGGAGCAACTGGAAACCACGGATACGTCGAGTTGACCTTCCCACAGAACCGCATCGTCGGTATCAAGCGTGAAGTCACGGTTCACCGTGAGTTCAAGCCAAAGAAGGACACAACCGAGTACACCGTATACGTCCGAGTTGGAGTTGCAATCGAGAACCTAGACGCGTACGTCGTCGTCAAGGATGTCAAGGTCGCACCGTAATTCGAGCGATGTCATAACTGAATAGGGAGGAGGGCTTCGGCCCTCCTCCCGTTCGGTTTATGATACACTTAGAGGAAGGAAAGGAAGGTACATGAGTTTCGAAACTACTAAGGTAGCCGCTCTGAGGCAAGTCGCTGAAGGGTATGGATTGGACGAGGCTGAGGCCAAGACCAAGACAAAGAAGGAAATCCTCGCATGGCTGGAAGAAGAGGGTATTTCCTCTGAGTACCACGAGGCAGCAGAAGCAGCCCAGAAGGCAGCAAACGAGGACAATGATGACGAGGAGGACAAGGCCACCCCGTCTGACAACAATGACAATGACGGTAGCGCAGCGCCTGCCCCAACAAAGCCAACCAAGGGTGAAGACCTACTGCTACTAAAGATGACCCGAAGCAATTACTCGTACGAGGCACTAGGCAAGTACCAGTTTAGCAAGGACCATCCGTTCGCCGCAGTTCCAAGGAATGACGCAAATGAAATCTTCCGATTGGAAGACGGTTTCGTTCTAGCAACTGACGCCGAAGTCAAGGAATTCTACGACAGGTAAAGTAAAAGGAGGCCTTCGGGCCTCCTTTGCTTTATACCCAACCCCCTGATACAATTATGGAAGATTGAATATGGGTGGTGTTATGTCGATTATCTATAAGAACGAAGTGGAATCAGTCACGCTGAGACTTTACGTCTCGGGCGTACTGACTGACGCCTCTAGCGATCCGACGCTGACGGTTAAGACCCGCGCCGGTGATTTTGTTGCATCACCTGACGTCTTGCAGGACTCCGAAGGTGTGTACTCAGCCATTATTGGACCGTCCATTACTGATGTCTCAACAGACCTAGTATTGACGTGGGAGTACGACCTAGCAGGAGAGACTGTCGTCAGGAACGAGCGCATGACTGTCGTCCAGCCGTACCTATCGGTATCTGAACTGACATCCCTTGCGCCAACCGAAACTGAGTATGACATGCTAAAGGCTGCCGAGGCGTACGCACGCCACCAGATTGATTCCTTCTGCGGGCAGCACTTCTACCCATACAACGACACTGTATTTGCGAGGGGCCAGGGTGACAATATCCTCACGCTGACCCAGAGGGTCGTTCGTGTGGACAGGATCAACGTAAATGATGTTGTGGTGTACGACGCCACCGACGTTAATGTAAATGACTTTGGCGCGGCAGTAAATATCTCGCCTACAAGCAAGGCTTTGATAATTGCTTCCGAGCAGTACCTCACCTACGACCCTATCCACTGGTCAGCAGGCAAGTTCGCATCCGGCACTCGTTACGACGTAACTGGAGTCTACGGATGGGACTATATTCCAGACGCAGTTAACCAGGCAGCAATGCTTTTGGTAAACGACTTCTTCTGCAAGGAGTCCAACTGGAGGAATAGGTTTGTCGAGTCAATCTCGGCATCTGACTGGAGGATCGTCTTCAACGACGGAGCATTCAATGGCACTGGCAATTCCAGCGCCGACAGCATCCTGCAGCCATTCATCGCTGTCAATTGGGCTGTTGTTTAATGTTCGGGTGCATTGTTGGCTCAATGTACAACATGAAGGCCGATGTCTTTAAGCAGGAAAAGCGTCAGGACCCTGAGACGGGCTCTATCGAGCGCGTCTGGATGCTCGTAGAGACGATTGACGTAATGGCCCGTGGCCTAGGAAACCTGCGCGGTAAGGACTTCGGAACCACCGACAAGTGGCGCGACATTTACCGCAAGGAAGACTACCTGCGTATCAAGACCATGTACAAGATTGACGACACCATGCGTGTGACAAACGTGCGTGGCTCCGACGGTGAAATCATCTGGCTCGAAGAGGGTGCGTCTGAGGACCCTACCATTTTCGATGTAATCGGTGTGACGCCGGTAGTCGAGCCTTTCGGTACACAGATCGAGTACGACGTATTCCTTGACCGAGCCGAGGTGCAGTCCCTTGATGGGTGGAGTGCATAGTGAGTTCAATAAGTTCGTGGAGGTACCGGCTGCTGTGAAGTACGCCCTACAGTACGCGACAGAGGACGTGAAGAACATGGAGAGACTCCGTGCTGAGACGCACAGGCAGTTGAACCGTTCATTTCTTTCATACGTTAACGCTCAGGCTGCTGCTAACCCAAAGGCCTTCCATCACCTATATGAGACCAATGGAATCGGCCAGAGCGCCAAGCGTCTGTTCGACCTTAACCAGATGAAGTCCGGTACTGCTAAGACGCAGATTGCTTTCCAGATTGGATTCAGGCCGTCCAAGTCACGAGTCCCATTGACCGAGGCCCAGCAGACACCCGGTCCATCAGGCCTTGTCGTCAAGAAGCGTTACATCTTCATCAATAAGGCAATGACAATGGAGTACGGCCTACCAGTGAGAATCCGCCCACGGGGTAAGGGTTTCATGGCTATTGACGACCCGACGAAGAAGTCCGGTCTAAGGTTTACCCGTAAGCAGGTCAACGTCGCACGCGCGGGAGGCCCGCTAGTACATGGCTCAATGCGTCGTGCAACAAAGGACTATTTCAAGTCATACGGAAGTAAGAAGGTGTCGGACATTACCACAACATACCTTACAAACGTTGGACAGAGGGCTGCTGCAAGAATGGGCCGTAGTGGAAAGATCACAATCGGTGTACCTAACTTCGCTCAGGCCCGTGCGGTTGGTAAGGCTATTGCTGCCGAGGTGAACCCATAATGGATTACAAGAAGTCAGCCGTTTACACGTTCAGAAACTACCTGTCAGACGTTCTATTCGAGACAGAGGTCTTTAACGACCAGGACTACTACCTAAACGGGTTCTCTGATCCGATCAGTCCAATCCTGCCAATTCAGGACCTACCCGAGTTCTCGGATGAACTCTCGGACAAGCCGCATATCGTATACGACCTAGTGACCTCAACGGACCCGGTAGAATACTGGATGCTAAGGGACGAGGTTACCCTGGCTATCGTAACTGGGAGCATGTCAAAGACCCTGGAAATCCTTGAACTCCTAAAGGACAAGTTCGGTAAGGCAGATGTGTCCGCAGATCAGGTAAACAAGTTCGCAACCACCAATAACGGGCACTTCCTATTCTTCAACTTCTCAATTAGCGAGGCCGTCATTTCCGCCCCGGCAATTGAAGAGGCTGGACGCCAGGTCTCCCCTGTCGTAATCAGTTACTCGTACAAAAGAGTTGCTTCATAAGTCGTTTTCGGCTACTATAAAGCCATGACGAAGGTAAGTTTTCACGAACTCTCACTACAGGGAGGTGAAAATCAAATATGAGTACAACTTCAAGTAACATCATTGTCGGTGCTGCGTCCCTAGCAATTGGATCAATTGCAACAGGTGCTGCTCCTACAACTGGTTACACTGACTCAATCTGGAACAACATTAAGGCTTCCGCTTCCGGTTCTCCTAAGGACTACCGTGGTTGGATTGCAGGTCTTGCTGGTACTGCCGGTGGTGGTACCACCGTCAACGTTTCAGGTGGAACCCTAAAGTTCCGTGACGCCGGTCTAACCCAGGAAGGTGTTGAGGTAACCTACTCGCCAGAGTACGGTGAGGTAGAGGTAGACCAGATTCTTGACGCTGCAAAGTTGTTCAAGCAGAAGATGACCGTTACGGTCAAGACCACTTTTGCTGAGCCAACTCTAGACAACCTGCTATATGTCTGGGACCTTGCTGCATCAAACTACACCCCTACCAACTATGACGGTTCTGCCACTCAGGCTGGTCTGATCATGAACCCAGGAACCCTAGGTGACTCTCCTCAGGAGCGCGTCCTATTCTTCGTAGGAGGCAAGCCAAGCGGTACCTCTGGTACCGCCAACCAGCGTGCCTACCTTGCAAGCCGTGCCATTTCTGTTGAGTCTTCAACCCAGGGTCTAAAGCGTACGGAGGCTACAGTATTCCCTGTATCTTTCCGTCTTCTTCCTGACCTCGGAGCATCTACCCAGCAGTACGGTCGCGTCGTTGACGTTGCCTAAATCAGGCTTAAGCATCCCCGGTGTCCTCATGGGCACCGGGGTTTGCTTTTATACCACCCTAACGGTACAATTGTCAAGATAACCATAGGAGGTTGTTTTGGCTACATCAGTTTATGACATTGTAGAATTCGAATTGCAGGACGGTCAGGTAGTAGAGATCCGTCCACTCAACATTAAGAGGCTGCGTAAGTTCATGGAGGTCGTCGGCAAGATTTCAGACGTAAAGCCTGATGACCAGGACGGGCAGTTGGATGCCATGCTTGAGGCTTGCTCAATCATTCTAGAGGGCAAGGTTAGTGGCGCTGACAACGTGGATGTTCTAGCAGATTTGCTAGACCTCCCAACAATGAATAGAATCATGGAAGTTGCGGGCGGGGTGAGTGTAAACTCCCCAAATCCGACAGTGGGCTAAGTTGGTCGGAAGTCGACTTAGCCAAATACGAAAGGGAGGTGTTTCTTCTAGGGCATTGGCGAAATTACGCCGATCTAGAGGAGAATTTGTCTATGCCTGAACTACTAGAGACACTTAACGCTATGCGAGAGAAGGACCTGGAGGACAAGATGTTCCAGGTCCGTCTTGCTGGTGGAGACCCTGATGAAGGCGGTAAGTCGGACTTTGACCGCGCCAAGGACCGTGCGAAACTACGCGCGGATAAGGAACTGCTCGGCCTAGACATTGACGTAGATAACATCGGAGACGAGATTATCGACGCAATGCAAATGGGGCAGGCCTACATGGTGGATACTGACTAATGACTGACACGATGATTGATGTCCGGTTCAATGTACTAACCAATATGGGTTCTCTGAACGCCCAGATTGATACATTGAACGCTAAGATGGCTGCCCATCTTAAGTTGATTCAGGGTATTACTGCTCAGCAGGCTGCCCTGAACTCGGCATCTTCAAAGTGGACCAGCATTATGAAGGGCAGCGGCCAGTTCGATGTCGGACTGGTCAATGTTGGCAAGCAGGTTGATGAATTCGGAAAGAGGCTCGCAAAGAACCAGTTGAGCCTGGGCGAATACCGACGTGCCATTAGAGAGTACCGCCGTGGAGTTGCCGGTGAAGTAAGGCAACTCGCTGAATACCAGCAGCGTATGATGAACTCCGTCACCTTCAATAGAGGTGGCGGTGAAATGCTCGTCGCTACTCCAAACGGAATAAACAAGACGACCGACGCTGCGAAGTTGTTCAACCAGGAGCAGGCTGTCATGAACACCCTGCTAAAGAAGTCCAACGAGAGCCTGATTAACTGGGGTAAGAATACCCAGTGGGCCGGTCGTCAGTTGACCGTTGGTCTTACCCTTCCTGTAGTAATCTTCGGTGCCACAGCAGCCAAGGTATTCCTTGACGCTGACAAGCGCCTGACCAACCTGGCTAAGGTTTACGGTTCCGGCGTCACCGGTACCACAACCGAGGGAATTAAGCAGATCAAGGCTCAGGTCATGGACCTGACCCAGGGACTTTCTGAATCGACTGGTACGTCACTGAACGACCTACTAGACCTTTCAGCAGACATTGCTGCTACGGGTAAGGAGGGCTCCGATCTTCTAAAGACCATCACTTCAACTAACCGTCTGATGGTACTTGGTGACATTGAGCGCCAGGACGCTATGAAGACCACCCTTTCCCTACAGACAGCATTCAAGCAGAACAACGAGGAACTAGCAAACAGTATTAACTTCCTGAACGCTGCTGAAAACGCAACCAGCCTAAGCATGAGTGACATGACCGAGGCAATCCCTCGCGCCGGTACTGTTGTCGAGGCTCTGGGTGGAGACGTACAAGACCTAGCCCTATACATGACCGCTATGCGTGAAGGTGGTATCTCAGCAGCAGAAGGTGCTAATGCTCTAAAGGCTGGTCTGGCTTCCATCATCAATCCTTCTACGAAGGCAAAGAAGATTCTTGCTGGATACGGCATTGACATCGAGTCTATCGTAGAGACAAACAAGGGCCAGTTGACCCCAACCATTCTAGCCCTGCAAAAGGAACTGTCAGGACTAGACGGACTGGCTCGTTCTCAGTCCATCGCAGCCTTGTTCGGTAAGTACCAGTTTGCTCGTATGAGCGCCCTGTTCGAGAACATTGGCGCGGAGGGTTCACAGACCCTAGAGATTATGAAGTTGATGGGTATGTCTGCCGGTCAGTTGGGCGTCATTGCCGACAAGGAAATGAAGCAGAAGACCGAATCCCTAAGCAATAGGTGGCAGCGTGCCATTAACTCAATCAAGAACGATATGATCTCTGTTGGTCAGGACTTCGTACAGATCGCCCTGCCAATCATGGGATTCATCGACAAGATTCTAAAGATGTTCAACGCCCTACCTGACTCGGTCAAGACAATTGTTGAGGTCGTGACGGCCCTTGGAGCAATTCTAGGACCTGCTGTTATGACCCTGGGTATCATGGCTAACTTCGTCGGTCAGATCAAGAAGGGCTGGAACCTTCTTGGAGGCTTTGGCGCACGCATGATGGGTCGTCCACGTCCAGAGTTCGAGCAGCCTCTAGACCCACAGACAATCGCACACATGGCGTCCCTAGACAAGGACACCCAGGCTGTATTCGACCACGCGGCTGCAATTAAGACGGCAACGGATGCTATGAGAGCCTCTGTCGCTGCGCTTAACCTAGGCGGCGAGCATCGTCGTGCTGCTGGCGTAGTTTCATCGCCGGTCTCGTACGGATCACAGAACCCATTCTTGATTACAGGCTCCGGTCTACCAGCAGCAACCTCTGGTGGTAAGGGTGGAGGTTCTGTAAAGTCTAACCACATGCTTATGGCAATGGCCGCACAGATGCTTGGAGAATCCTTCTCTGGTCGTCCATTCGTTGGTGCTACCATTCAGAACCCAACCATCGGAGACTCCACCCCTCTATTCCAGGCAAGCGTAGACAAGATGAAGTCTATCTCGTCCACACTAAACCGTGTCGCTGCAAACCTTCAGGATGCCGACCCAGTATTTGCTGCAGCCCTGAGGGAAACCGCAACAATGCTGCAGAACCCGAACCGTCCCGGTACAGAGTACAGCCACTTCATTTCATCTGAGGACCCTGTACACGGTGCGAAGTACGGTGGAAAGAGTTTCAACCCATTCTACGGATTCATGGAGAGCGTGACCGGAAACCAGGGACGTGCCGCACGAGGCAAGTCCGGTGGAAACCCATCCGTAATGCCAGGAGAGTTCGACCCAACGTTCATTGCTGGACAGCAGGAGGGTATGTTCAGGCTTTACAACGAGGGCGGTGCCGCTCTTTGGGCCGAGGCAACTAGAAACCCTGAACTGATGAACAGCCTTAAGTTCCACATCGCGGCAGCAACGAGCAAGAGCGCCGAGGAAATGGGACAGATGCTTACTCGTCTCGGCAATGGTGTCGATGAAGAGTTTAAGCAGCAGGTCGTCGGAGTAGGTGACTCGTGGAGGGAGTACGCTCGTAAGTCTGTCGCTCGTGAGGGTCTAAACCCAGACGAGTTCACGTTCGACACCCCCCTATCCTCTGAGCGTCCAGCGCCGAACCCTAAGCCACTAGTACCGCTTCCTGCGCCTGAGACAAAGACTGCACGCACCATTCCTCAAATGTCTGCCAGCATGGCTCTTGCCGGTGACGCAGTTTCGTACCAGATGACCACGATGAAGGACGCTGCCGGAGAGAGCGTCAGGGTCTTTAGGCTTCTAGACCAGACTGGCCTGGAACTTGCTTTGGCAATGGAGAACGCCGAGGGTGAACTTGTAGACTTTAATGTTAACAACATGGAGGCAGCCGGTCTAAACCCAGGCGAGGGTGGTGCTGCTGCTGCAAGGGCTAAGCGTAACAAGGTACACCCAGTAATGGGCGATACGGTTGACGCCGAGGCTGTCGCTGGAAACCAGGCTGCTCGTGAGCGTTACCAGGCCGAGTACGCCGAGTGGGAGAAGGTTGAAAAGAAGAAGGAGCGCGCTGCAAAGAATAACGCTCCTGCATCGAACTGGGGTCAGGCATTCAATAACTCTGCTCAGGAAAGTGCTGAGGGAACTGCCAGGGCGACCCGTGAGGTAGCGGACAACGCCGAGGAGACTGTCGTACACACCAAGAACATTGCCGGTAACGTAGCAAACGTCGCCGGTGGATTCGGTCTGCTCCTATCAATGTCTACACTGTTCCTAGGAAACATGGACAGCGCATTCGGTAAGTTCGCAATGATCGGCGGAACCGCAATGTCAATGCTTCCAATGCTAGAGCAGATGACCAACCTCGGAGGCGAGGGAGGTCTAATCACCAAGTTCAGCCAGAACTTCTCTAACCAGATGGGCAACATGGGTGACGGTGCTATCGGAAGGCTGAGCAGCAGGGTTACTGCTGGTGCTGGAAGAATGGCTATGGCTGGAAAGGCTCTTGCCGGTGCTATGTTCGGACCTTGGGGTCTAGCAATCGGTATTGCCGCAGCCGGTATCGGAATCCTGATCGCTAACAACAAGAAGAAGTGGGAGAAGTACGTTCAGGACGCAAAGGACGCTGCTGACAACATGAAGAAGACGTTTACAAACGTCGCGGCTGACAATGCCGATATCTTCAAGTTGAAGCCCGCTGCTGATGCGTGGAACGGCTACACCGTAAACGCAACCGGTGCCGCTGCTGCCTCTAAGACAATGGTCGATCAGGTAAAGAGCAACAACGCTGACATGATTGACGGTCTAAAGAAGTTGGACGACGAAGACCTAGCCAGAAGGCTGAAGGAAATCTACAGCGGCCTTATCATCAAGGGCGTTTCACCTCAGCAGGCCGACCAGTTCCTAAACGCTCTCGGCCAGGCCCTAGACAAGACAACGCTTACCGTAAAGGTCGTCGCTGAACTTTCAGGATGGGCGAAGGGCAAGGATAAGGAGGAAATGTTCAACGCTGCAAAGGCTAATGCCTCTAAGGCTAGCCCTGACGTTGACCTTTCTCATCAGGTCTCGGCTTACTACGACGCTAATGGAATTGAGATTCCTCACGACGGCGAAAGGATGTTCCTTACCGACGAGTTCAAGGCTGGCAAGGAGGCTGCTAGCGCGTACGGTACAGAACTTGGTACCATCATTTCTGACGGTATCCAGGCCGGTCTGATCACACCTGAAAACGGTAAGTTGACCGAGAACCTACAGCAGATGTACGAAACAATCAAGGCTGACCTAGTCGCACAGACGAACGGCGAGGGCGTCCTAGATTCAATGCTTACAGACACTCTTAACGGTCCTAAGATTCAGTCTCTATTCGCATCCGTCGGCGTACCAATCGAGCAGGGTGTAGACGGCTTGGTCGACAAGTTCATGCTTCTAGACCAGGCCGGTAGGGACAACCTGCTAAAGACCCTAGAGTCTATGGGAGCACCTGGCCGATCTCTTGCCAATACTCTGAACCTTGTTCAGGGTTCAACAGACGCAATGACTGCCTCAACGGTGGCACTAAATCCTGACCTAGCAAAGGTCGTCGGACTCGCTCAGGCTGCCGGTGGTGGTTTGACCATGTACGCAGGAGGTCTTGACGCCGCAGCCGCTTCTAGTGCTGCATTTGGTGTCGCTGTCGGAGAAATGACCACTGGAATCGAGAAGGCAACTTCTGACTTCGCCGGTGCATTCAGTTCAGCCGTAGACGACTACGTTAAGAACTACGTCGAGAACACCCGTGAGGCTAACGCTGCGATGGTAAAGGACACGCGCGAGGCTGAGCAGGCCAAGATGAAGGCCCTAAAGGATGGCTTTGACAAGAAGGAAAAGGCTGCCCAGGATAACATCGACAAGATCAAGAAGAATGCTGACAAGGAAATCGACGCAATCAAGCGTACCGAGGACAAGCGTAAGGCAGCATTCGAGGCAGAGCAGGAGCGTATCCGTCGACTAACCGCATTGAAGAACTACAATGTAGACTACAATGAGGCCGTCGCTGGTGGAGACCTGTTCGCCGCAGCCCGTATCCGTAACGAGCGTGACGCCTTCAACCAGAACAACAAGTTGGAGGACAAGAACGCTGCCGCTGGAAATGCTGCTGACAAGAAGATCGCTGCAATTGAAAACGAGCGTGACAAGAAGGTCGAGGCAGCAGAAACAGCATTGGCTAAGATGAAGGCTGCTGACGAGGCTTCTGTCGAGTCTGCACAAAAGGCTTCTGACAAGAGGATTGAGGCAACCGAGGCTGCTGCCACGGCATCCAACAAGGCTGCTGAAAAGTGGAAGGAGAACCAGGAAAAGATCGTCAAGGCAATGAAGGCAGAGTTTGCTGAGGCCAAGGGCGACGTTGCTGCTACCTGGAAGGTCGCTGAGAAGTACGCTCCTAAGTTCGGCGTCTCTGCAAAGACCGCTGCTACCCTGTGGACCGACGCATGGGACGGACTAGGAAAGCGCACTGGTTCTAAGATCAACAAGGAAAGCAAGGACCCTAAGTTGGCCGAGGCTGCTCGCCAGTTCACCATTAAGACCATTGCTGACGCTCTGGGAATCAAGGTCTCTGCTCGCGGCCAGGCCTTGATGGCCGGTGCCTCTCCAAAGATGTCCGTCGCTGAATACTTCGCTGCTCGTGCAAACGGTCAGAGCGACACCACGTTGGCAATCGGAGCCGGTCTGGCTGGATTCGCTGATGGAGGTTCTGTAAGCGGCCCTGGTGGTCCAAAGGATGACAAGATTCCAGCATGGCTGTCTCATGGAGAGTTTGTACACACTGCCGAGGCTGTAAACCACTACGGTCCAGAGTTCATGGAGTCTGTCAATAAGCGCAAGTTCCCTAGGTTCGCTAAGGGTGGAATGGTCGGTCAGGATTACGGCGGCATCCTTGGTTCAGCAATGTCTAGGATGCTTCTTCCTACTATCGGAAGAATGGCTGTAAATACAGCAATGTCTCAGATCGCCACCGCGCAGGATGCGACCGCAAGCGCAAACGCATCAACAGGCGGCGGCGCAGGCGCTAACGTACCTGTACTTAGCGGAATGAAGAGCGCCGAGGCCCGAAACGCAATGCTTAGGGCAGCATACGCTCAGTTGGGCCTACCGTACGTCTGGGGTGGAGAGAATCCTAAGATCGGATTCGACTGTTCTGGACTTATCCAGTACGCAGCCCGCCAGGCAGGACTGTCGATTCCTCGTGTTGCTGACGCGCAGAAGAACTACTCTAAGTCGATTGACGGTGCAGATGCCGTCCCAGCCGACCTAGTATTCTTTACCCACAAGGGGGAGCAGGTTGCCCATCACGTCGGAATGTACGTCGGAAACGGACAGATGATTGACGCTCCTCACACTGGCGCACAGGTCCGGGTCGAGGGAATTGGTCATGGCTATGACAAGGTTGATTATGGTCGTCTTCCTCAGTTGAAGATTCCGCAGTTGGCTAGTGGCGCAAAGATCAATTACGACAACACCCTGGCTAACCTTCACAAGGGCGAGGCCGTCCTTACATCACCTATTACCAGCAAGTTTGAGGCTCTGGCTAACCAGTTGAGCGCAAACGGCAATGTCATCGCTGGCGAGAAGGTCGAGGTCAACTTCTACGGCCCTGTAAACAGCGAGGTTGACGTTGAGGCCGGTGTCACTGCGGCTTTGAGGAAGAGGGATGTTAAACTAGGTAGAGAAAGGGTGATTAAGTAATGCCACTGCCTCTACTGGCACAAGTCCGCTTTGAAGGCGCGACCTCAGGATATGTGACTGACCACAACCGTAAGGCCACTCAGGTATCCAGGGAAGACGTGAAGAATGCTAAGCGCATGGCCGATGGAACCATGCGTGAGCGTTTTATTGCCACAAAGCGAAAGTTCTCTTTCTCATTCGACAACGTGCCTTCTAGGGCGCAGTACACAGTCGACGGCTATTGGACTGGAGAGGAAATTGTCAACTTCTTCAACGCCAACCGCTCCTTCACCCTTAAGTTGTTCTATAGCGGCAACGTCTCATCCCTTGCCTCCCCTGAGGAGACAATCACGGTAATGTGGGACACCCCACCAGACTTTTCAATCAGAAAGCGAAATCCAAACTTCGACTTCTGGGACCTGTCGTTCACCCTAATCGAGGTATAAATGAAGAATTTCCCAACGGTTAACACTGCCATCAGGAACAACACCTCCGTCATTGGAGAGAAGCCTGTATGTACAATTGAGTGGAACATGAACCGATACCACACTCCAGTCGTGGACAACCCAGCCACAACTCCTGCCATTGACAAGGCATGGAACGAGAATGGTGCAGGTAACATGCTTCCACTAAAGTCAATTGCCGACCTCGACAAGTATGGTTCAGGTATTGCCTATGTAATCAACGACCCTGCAGCAAAGGACTTCTACAAGTTCTACTCCTACGCGCGCATGACCGAGGCAAGCAGGCAGTCTAATGCCTCACGCTTCTACTACATTGGCCCTGACTCTAGGTATAAGTATTGGGCAGCGCCGGTAATCTCTAGCGGTACGATCTCTTCTGGAAGTTACCCTCTATCTAACGTAACCCCAACCATTACCTACCCATCTGCCCTTAACGCAAACAAGATCAGCATCAAGTTCAACACCCACGTCACCAAGCCTGTAAAGTGGACCGTACAGATTTCTGCAGACGGTACAACATTCACCACAGTCGCTACAGACGTTGTTGTTCCAAGTAGCGGCGTGGTCGACCTATGGGCACCGGTACACAGCGGATACTGGTCAACCTCCCCAAACTACTACTATGTCGACGGCACCAACAACAACCTAAAGACTGTAAAGGCTGTCCGTGTAAACGTCACCTCTCTAAGCCGTGGCTCATGCCGCCTCGAACTGCTAGAGATTGCAGCCAAGATCGAGGCATATGCCGGTTCGTATCTTGACACGTTCAACGTAGAGAACACTCTGTCTGAGAACGATGAGATCGCTCCTGTCGGAGTCATTAGCGCAAACACTGGTTCTGTGAATATGGCTAACTACACGGGGTTCTTCAACAAGAAGGCTCTGACCAGTCCTATTTCTCCGTACCTCGACGAGCACGCGCTAATCAGGCTGTACGTTGACTACAACAATGTCACCGGAGGAAAGAACAATCTTCTTCCAAACACTCAGGCCAAGTTCGGACTTGATACATCAACGACCAATCCGTACTTCGCCGCAACCGTGGTCGCTGACCCAACCGTCAATCGAAGTGGAAATGCTAGTTACAAGGTGACCACTGACTCAATCGTAAACCCTCAGGGTCTTATGCACTTCATTCCAGACAAGCAGTTCTTCACAGCAGCCACGCCTGTAGTGCTCTCTGCCTGGATTAAGGGGCCGGTTGGCTATAAGATCGGTATTGGCCCGCGTATCTACGACACGAGCAATGGATATTTGACAGAGGCAAGTCCTGGCGCACTCGACTATGTAATGGACGGAACCTGGCAGAGGATTTCATATGCCTATTCTGGATATACTGGTGTCAACCACAGGATGGGACTACAGGTGGTTCTAAGGACCGCTGGAGGCCTTCCACCAGCGGGCTCCTCTTTCTGGGTTACAGACATGCAGATGGACCCAGGGACCACTCTAAATGACTACTCGCCAAGGCTAAACGAGAGCGCCGGTCTAGTACCACTAGGAACTATGCTTTCCGACTCATGGGATGTAAACGCTGACGAGAACTGCACCGTCTCCCTTGTAGACTACGCCCGAGTGCTACAGGAAGCCTCTTGCGCCGACGTACTCCTAAAGAAGTACCACGCAGCCCAGATCGTATGGGCTCTGTGCGACAGTGTTGGATTCAAGGATGTTAGGGTCTTTGAGTCGGTCGCTGGAGAGTCTCCTGTAATTGACCACTTCTGGTGCTCGAAGGACGACAAGGTCTGGGAGGTTCTGACCAAGTTGGCAAAGGACTGCCAGATGGCAATGGTCTTCGGTGAGGACGGTGTTCTTAACGTTTACACGAAGGAGTACCTATACAACACCCGTGCCGCTAACTGGACTGCTCGTCACCACGCAAACGGTGCCGAGAAGCCTGACATCATCAGCCTGAACAACAAGCCAGCGCAGGGTAGCAATAAGGTCTCCGTAAACTACCGTGCTACAAACGACTTCAACATCTCGGGCTCTACAAACCAAATCTTCTGGCAGGCACCTGATGACTACGGTATTGGCGCGTGTGAACTAAACGCAGACCTTCTGATCGGTGACCAGTACGCTGTCATTAGGTCAACTTCGTCTGACCAGATGCCACGATTCAAGAGTAGGATCATCGTTGACGGTGAGCACCTGGAGTACACGGCTAAGGAATACAAGGTTGGCTCTACGCTTTATCTATGCGACGATGCCACTGACTACTGGGCTGCCGTCGAGGCGAATAACGGAAGGCCACCACTGTTTACTGGTAGGCTAAAGTTGAAGAAGGCTCCGGTCAAGAACCACCGTAGCGCCAAGTACAAGTTGCTAAACGAGTTCAAGGTTCGTAACCACATCGACGGAAACCTTGCGGCGTCTGCAAACTGCCCTCAGAACATCTGGCTGGACGGAGCCGGTGGAGTCCTCCTAAACAACCCATCACTGACCAATAGGAAGAACAACCGCGTAACTGCATTCAAGAACACGGGTGGCTCATTCAACCGCGTCGGAATGAAGTTCAAGATCGAGTCCAAGCCATACGGCTCGGTCGGTCTAATGCTATTCCCACAGGGAGCCAAGGACCACAAGGGGTACGTCTTCCAGGTCACTGAAATCGGAGACCCAAGTGTCTCCGGCGACGCTACTGTTCGTGGAGAGACAAAGGCTTACCGTATTGAAAATGACGGCACCCCTACGGCTATGAAGGTTGCTGCTCCAAAGACGACGGTACAGGAGGAGCAGACTGACTTCTTCGAGAAGCACCACACCAATGTCAAGTACAACACCTGGCATTACATGGAGGTCATCCGAATGACCACTAAGGACGACAAGAGCGCATTTGCTGTCTACATTGACAACCGCTGCGTAAAGGTTTTCCTAGAGCCAGCGGGCTCGGTCGTGGCTAGGAACAACTGGGCTGGTTTCTTTGTTACCGGTGGAAGCAAGATGCGAGTAGACAAGTTCTACTCAATTGACTTCCCATCTGGCAAGGAGTACAAGAAGTTGCCAGCAGAGACTAAACTGTTCTACCCGGACAATGACTACATTTTGGAAATGACCGACGCGGCAGACGCTAAGGCAGCCCACAAGAGCCTCCTTGACTACAGGTTCGGACTGTACCTTGCAGCCTTCAACCAGACGAAGTCAATTGACATCGAGGTTGATGATTTTACTGGAAACAACTACCCGTTCGCCCGTGAACTGCTGACGGAGAGTTACAGGTACACGGCTGTACCGGCCCTCCACAGCAAGATTTACATGTCGAACCCTAACGTCGGTCTTTACTTCTTCAACCCTGGACCTATGGGTGCTAACGTGCGAATCGTAAATACGACGAATCAGTACCAGTTCCTATCCAAGCCAGAGGGCGAGTTCGCCAATGTCCCACGTTCAGGCGAGAAGTCTGCTTTCTATATCTGGGGAAAGACTGTATTCCAGGCCGAACCTCAGAAGATCGAAAAGAAGGATGACGCTTCAATCCGCAGGCGCGGAGAGCAGGAGTTGTCATTCGACGCCACCTGGATTCAGACAGCCGACGCTGCAAATAAGTTGGCTGAATGGATTTTCAATAACTTCGGAAAGCAGAAGGATAGGTACGAAATTGAACTGTTCGGCAATCCGTTGCTGCAACTGTCTGACTCTCTAGCCATCGTCCACGACGCTGCGGACCCAGGAACGTTCGTCCTTAACAGGATCAGCAATACCTGGAATGCGGGTCTGGAAACGAAGGTCACGGCGGTCAGGACCAGTTGACTTTAACCTGGGACGAGGATATAATCAGTAAATGACAACTACTACGCAAATCACCTCTAATCAAATTGTCCAGCAGCCAGCGACCTTCCAAGAACCAGGCGCTGGCCCTGCTGTAACTCCGTATGAGGTAATTGATGAGGATACCGACGAGTTTGATGAGGACCCGAATGCGGCTGGTGTCAGCATCCAGATCGAGGCCCCAGAGAGTATCTCTATTGAATCGCAGCAGACAAGGGCTCTCTCTGACGGTCAGATTGTTGTCGACGTAGTTTTGAACGTACAGGAAGTCCTCGGGGCAACTAACTATGAAATCAGGTTCGTCTAATGATTGAGGGAATTTACCGCTTTTACGCGAACGGTGAGTGTGTCGGAGAGGGTAAGAACCTAATCACCACCACCGGCAAGAAGGCTATCATTAGGTACCTGGCTGGACAGATTCCAGAGTTCGGCGGCGGTCTCGTTGTTGGCACCGTAAACACCGCAGCCGGTGTGGGTGACGCTAATCTGTACTTCGAGGTAGCCCGTGTACCAGTCGACCTAAAGGCAGTAAAGGACTATTCAACGTTCGATATCGTATTCAGAGGCTCCCTGCCCAAGGGGCTAGCCGCTAAGATTACCGAGTGCGGACTGGTTGTTGATTCAGCCAACACCGCTAACCGTGGTGTGTCAAATAGGGTCTTCGCCTTGATGGAGTCGACGGGAGAGGGTTGGGCGGTAGCAAACGGTCCAGCCATTGCAGCGGACGCAACAAACGTCAGGCTCGGCGCGGACGCAATTAAGATCAACTCCATTCCAGCCAACAACACTTCAATCCTCACACTAAATGGTGTATGGGACCTGAGCAAGTACGTCGCCACTGACAAGTTCGCGCTACAGTTCGGAACCTTCGACACAAACTGCGCTAGTGTAAAGTTGGAGTTTATTAACTCAGCGGGGTACTCGTTGTATTACACCTACACCCCAGCCACCCATACTGCCGGTGCTGGTGTATTCCAGGCGCAGTTGCTAAACCAGAACATGAGCGTATTTACCAACTGGGTAAACGACTGGACTAACGTGACGCAGATTAAGATCACCACCACCGCCGGTGCTGGTGGTACATGTTCCGTAGCCCTTGACGGTATCTCAGTAATGGACGCAAATATCTCTGATGAACTGTCAGCCCTTGTTTCACGCGCAGTCGTGACAGCAATCCCAAAGGTTGCAAACATTGACATGGACATTGAGTACACGATGAGGTTCAGCCTATAATGCTGTTGTACCTCGAATCGCTACAGCCAGGAAAGACCTACGCCGTTCAGGTAAGGGCAGATAACGGAGAGGCTTTCTCTGAATGGAGTCATACATTCACCCTGCCCGTTACCTCTGACACTGGCGCTCTTCCGGCTGTTGGAACTCCAACGTGTGTGCCTGTTGGAGACACGTTTGTTTCACAGTGGTCATACGCTTCAAAGCCAACCGACTTCTCTCACTACGAGGTTCGCTGGACCTATGACGGCAGCAACTATTCACCAACGTTCAAGACCGCTGGTGAGACTGTCACTCTTAACTTCTCTGACAACGTGGCCTTCTTTACCACTCCACGCCCACACATCCGTATTGAAATCCGTCCTGTAGACAGGACTGGAAATAAGCCTGTCACATGGACTCCGTCCGTATACGCTGACAACCCTGCCCCTACACAGGCCACAAACGTTGTCGGTACAGCCGGTCCAGACAAGATCAGCCTCGCGTGGGACAAGGCTGCATTCGATGACTACCAGTACGCTGAGGTATGGGTCGGTACAACCAACGCTGCAAACACCACTGGTGCCAGTCGTATTTTCTCTGGTGACGTAAACAGTTGGACGTACGTCACGCTTTCATATGCTTCTGTTATGTACTTTAAGGTTGCATTCTACGACAAGTTCAACCAGCCTGGACCGTACTCGGTAACTGCTGCCATGACGCCTACAAACCCAGGTCTCGTCGACGTTACACCGCCAGCAACGCCTAATGCAGCGACGGTAACAACAACATCCAACCTTGGCGACCCAACGGGGTACACGGCCAACCTAACGGCAACCTGGACATCAAAAACTGGTGACACGGACCTTTCTGGTCATAAGTTGAGGTTCTCGACTGGAAGCACTGGACCCTGGACAATAGTCGACGTTCCTCTAATGGACGGCTCTACACCGTCTGGACCCGGCAGCGCAACGGTCGCAACGAGTCAGACCGTGACCCTTGCCGACCTTATTGCAAATACAAACTACTATGTCCAGACTGCCTCGTATGACAAGTTCAATAACATGTCTGCATGGGTAAGTGCTAGCACATATCCTCTGCTTACCGCTAAGGACCTTATTGGACCTTCCACGCCAGCGGCACCTACGGTTTCATCTAACCAGACCATGATTCAGGTCTCGCACAGCGGCCTGCAGTCTGACAATACAACGCCTATGAATCCAGACCTCTCATATTACGAGGTCTACCTTTCCACGACCACGCCGGTACCAGCAACCCTTGGAGTCACAAAGCCAAATGGAATCATGGGGGCCGGTCCAGCCCCAAGCGGGCTGTTCTCAATCCCTTCAACAGATGGTGGAACCTCCACCAACACAGCGCAGACTTGGTACGCTGCTGTTGTTGGCGTAGACAAGGCTGGAAACCGTGGCTCCGTTCTCTCTGCAACATCATCTGGGCAGTCGGTTCCACTTATCAGTGCTGCTAATATTGCGTACGCAACCATTACAGATGCAAAGATTACGAACCTAAATGCCAATAAGATCACCTCAGGAACTGTATTCACAAACGACCTGAGGGTGGGAGACCTGCTAAACAACCCTGGAACCATTGTTGTTCAGGGCCAGCGCGGATTTATTCAGTCTGGTAACTATACGCCCGGTGTCTCTGGATGGAGGCTTGGCAGGGACGGTCTAGAGATTAACCAGGGTAGTATTTCAGCACAGTCGTTCACTACTGGTGTCACCAACTACATCCCAGCCGTTTACTCCATGTTCGATTGGGGTCCATACCTATATGACTCGACCGTACCTAATGCCATCACCTGGCTTACCGATGGAGTCTATGTCGGTTCCGGTATCGGGTCTAACTACCTGGCTTCTAGCATCGACAACAAGTCTGTCCTCGTTTGGAATGCAAACAATGCAACCCCGGCCAATACAAACAACGGATTCTGGCTAGGTAAGAGTTCGACTGACTACAACATCTTTGTAACACCAAGTACCACCTACACGTTCAGTTTCTACCCAACAATGTACGGTTCAGGTACCTTCTTTGTAAGGTACAAGGATCAGAACGGTACTATTGTCGACTCTGGATCGCAGACGGTCAGTTCGGCGCAGACCAGAAAAACCTGGACGTTCACCACTAGTGCCACGACAACCGCAATCGTTCTTGGATTCCACAGTTTCAGCCAGGGGTACCATGAAATGTCTGCCCTACAGTTCGAGCAGGGCGGCTCGGCAACCACATACAAGTACCCTGATAATACGGTAATTGATGGTGCCTCGATTCGTACTGGACAAATCACCTCGACCGCAACCGTGAGTATCAACGGTGTCGTACAGCCGGTTTGGAGTATCAACACGAATGGATACGCAAACTTTGCAAACGTACTGATCCGTGGAAATGCTGTTGTCGGTGCCGGTGCTGGCAACCCAACAGATGGCGCTGCATCCCTTATGCAGTCTGCCAACTTCGTAACCGGAACAAGCGGTTGGCAGGTAACCTCAGATGGAAATGCTGAGTACAATGCTCTAATTGCGCGTAACTCGTTCACCATTCAGTCAGCAGCCTCGGGCGCACGCGTACAGTTGACAAACTCCGAGTTGGCAGCATACAACTCTGGTGGAACAAAGACCGTCTCCCTGACAAACGCTGGTGCCTTTACGCTTCAGAGCGCAACCTCTGCCGCCAGAATCCTGCTAAGTAACTCTGGTCTTTTTGGGTACAACTCCAGCGGAGTACAGTCGTTCAACCTGTCAGCATCTAGCGGTGCCCTGACAATTACTGGATCGTTCAGCCTGGACTCTGACCCTGGCTCTACCACCCGTGGAATTCTTATCTCTAGTACAGGCGTCGTCTACCTTTACCCTAACAATGGATCACCGCCAGCCGGTCTTTCACCTGGACTGCTTTACTCTGACACCATTTCAACGCTGATCACCTCGCCTTCGTACACCTCGTACTCGGTCAGGGCTACGCTTCAGTTGACGCCTGGAAACCTGTCTGGTGATCAGATGGCAACCTTTGCCGGTGACTGTGGCCTCACCGCCCGTGGCCCATACTCAACACCGCTTGCATCTACTAGGGATTTGGTACTAAACTCTTCCGGTCTTATTGGATACCCTTCCTCGTCTATTAGGTACAAGACAGATGTCAGGACTGAGACATACGATGACTACGACATCCTCGCCCTACGTCCAGTTGTGTACAAGGCAATTGCAGATGTCGAAGAGTTTGGCGACGAAGCACCGGACCAGGCTGGATTCATCGCTGAGGAAATGGCAGACGACCCTAATTGGGACCTGTTCGTCCAGCGCGATCCAGACGGTACTATCCAGACTATTGACTATAAGCGCCTGGTGGTACCAGCCATCGCCAAGATTCAGGACCTGACCAGACGTCTTGCTGAACTCGAAGCCATCGTCAATTCATAGTCTGGTATGATAAGTAGAGACGAAAGGAGCCATAAGTGGCAGACGTACAGGTAATCATTGACGACCTAAAGGGAGTCATTGGAAATCTAACAGTAGACAACGCGATTCTACGAGCAGAACTTCGAGACCGCGATGAAGTTATTCAGGGCTATCAGGAAAGGGATCTATCAAATGTGGCAGCGGCAGAAGCAACCAGCCCAGACCCCGGCACCGGTCCTAGCACCTCCGACGCCTAAGATTCCACTAAAGCCGTACAAGTACCCATCAGGTATTGCGGTTCAGGTTGACGGAGACTTCTACTATGTGAAGAAGGACTCTCTCTTTAGGTTTGTATCTGAGAGGGCGTTCCAGTCATGGCAGATTCCGGTGGCCCAGGCCCGCCAGGTGACTATTTCTGAGTACAAGATCAGCGGCTCCATTGGATTCCGCGACGGAACTTTGATTCAGAGTATAGCCGATGGTAAAATGTATTTAGTGTCAGACAGCAAGAAGCGGTGGATAACCGACCCGGACTCTTTGGAGTACATTGGGGTTAAGGGTAGCCAGGCGCTCATTGTCTCTGACAGCGAGATAAATTCACATCAGGATGGGGAAGATTTGTAATGGGTTCAGATACACAGTGGCGAGACGATATTGAGATTCCTGCTGGTCAGCCAGCGGACCTTGAAACATTGGTCAATATCATCAACAACCTCTACGCGCTAAAGGAAGAGCAGCCGCTCGTCCTAGGACACCTTGCGCGCGACAAGAGGAATTTCTCTAATGCCAAGACCCAGGTACAGATCGAGGCGTCTTACAAGAACAACGGAAATGTCGGTCTAAATAAGAGCGGCGTTTCCTCGGCGTATAACGTCACGTTCACCAAGGCGTTCGGAGGCCCCCCAATTGTAGTGGCAACCTCATACACGGCTCACTATGTAGCCGGTACCGTGCAGATCAAGAATGTCAGTTCCTCAGGATTCTCATACAATTACTGGGGACAGAACAGCGGTATTGCTAGAGGCGTTCACTACATTGCGATTGGAATCAAGGGCTAAAGTGGCCTACGTTCCGATCCGCAATTGGGCGGGCCGGGAGCAAAAGATAGCATATAACGGTTACGTCCTGATCAAGGTGCCTGAGCACCCCAAGTCTTTCCGAGGGTGGTACTATGAACATAGGCTCGCTCTTGAAGCACTGTATGGGCGCGTACTAGAAACCTGGGAAGAGGTACATCATATCTCTGAGGACAAGACGGATAACAATCCTGAGTTCAATCTCTTCCCGTGCGTTAGATGTCAGCATGACCGCGCACGCGTTTCGTAAACAGAAAGGTATTTAATGGGTAACGACTTAAAGTGGATCGTAGTGTCGGATATTCACTTCCCTCGCCACGACCCTAGGAAAGTCGAGTTGTTCATGAAGGTCATGAAGTACGTCAAGCCTGACGCTATTGACCTCGCCGGTGACATTGACGATGCAGACTCCACCAGCCGTTGGGCTGAGGGAACTCCTGCATCCGTTGTCTCAATTGAAGATGGCGGTGTACGAGGTACCCGCGACTTCTTGGGAGAACTGAGAAACGGAAACCCGGACGCGGATATTCACTTCCACGACGGTAACCACGGATGGACCCGTCATGAGTCGTACTTGGAAAAGAGGGCACCAGCAATGCTGGACCTCATCACTCCTGACACTTTGTATCAGTACAAGGACAAGGGTATTGAGTGGCATCGTTACAACGAGCCGCCGGTACGAAGGTTCGGTGACATGTTTGTTCACCACGGAGAGTCTATCTCCAAGCACGCTGCAGAAAGCGTGAGGAATGACTGCTTGAACTTTGGGGTATCACTCATCAGAGGACACTCCCACAGGCAGGGCATTTACAACAAGACCTACGACCTGACAGGGAAAATCCTAGAGGGTTACGAGATTGGTCACCTAACAGACGAGAGCCAGATGGATTACACCACCTCTCACGACTGGCAGGCAGGCTTCCTCGTTGCGAACGTGGAGAATGGGGTTCGCCCATTCTGCCAACTAATTAGAATCCACGATTACACATGCTATGTGAACGGCAAAAAGTTCCAGGCGTAATTGTGCTAGAATTAAGTGAGGAGGTAATACACGAATGGATATTCTGACTACAGGTTCGGCGGCTGTTCTAGTAACATCAGTCGTTGTAACATTTGCAGTTTCAACAATCAAGCAGTCCCATTGGAGCAACAGGATTAAGACCCTGGTTGCTATCGGACTGAGCCTTGTCGGTGGTGCAGCCGTCGTCGGTGTCAGTGGAGAGTACGCTCTCGATACCCATGACCTAGCCGGTCTTGGTACCGCCGTTTACGCATCATCATCAATTATCTACAACCTGATCATTAAGAATACAGGTCTAAACGCCAAGTTGGAAGCAGTTAACCTTTTTGGACCCAATAAGGGCGAAGAGTAAGGCTCTACCATGCTTTGGTGTAGAAAGTGTCACGGCAGGGTGTTTGTCGACAGAACGTTCACGGAGAATCAGAAGTTTGAACTGACCTGTTCGAGGTGCGGCAAGCGATGGTTCGTGGACAAAGAGACAAACGCCTTCGGGCGCTTCCTCGTTAGGAGTGAAAGAGAATTACGGCACCTACTGGGTTTGTAGGGAAGTGGCCGAACGACATCAAAAAGCGTTCGGTCTTCTTCCTTAATGGCGAACTCCACAAGAAGTTGTACATCCACCGAGGTCGAGATATCATCATCGCCTGGAATTACCCACAGCACAAGGAGGTCAAGTACCTTTACAGTGATTGGGTGAGACGACAGGGGAAGGCGTATTCGACTACGGAGGTCGGTGCGATCATCGGTAGAGACCGTGGTAGAGTTAACCACTACGTTCAGCGTGGTGAGTTGCCAGCCCCGGCTGCTACATATTCGCTGACTGACAAGCCGTCAGTCCCGAGGTACTACTTTAGTGAGAAGCAGGTGCTTGAAGTACACGAGTTCTTCTGCGGAGTCCAGAACGGACGCCCAACGAAGGACTTTCGTGAAAACGCTAATCAGACCCTCACTCCGCGCAGCGAGGTCCAGAGGATTCTAGCCGGGGACAAGGTGCTCTACAAGAAAGATTCTAAGGGGCACCTTGTTCCTGTCTGGAAGGCAGAGGAGATTTAATGAGTGATGAAGAGGTTGTAGAAGAGGCTGTCGAGGAAGACCCTGAAAAGGATGAGACTGGCGACGACGATTCGAACATGGTAGACTTGGACTATGAATACTGCTTGGCCCGGTCTGCGTATATCTTGGACAAAGCCACTACAGTAGCAGAACGAGTAGCCGACCTTGACGGTCTGCTAAAGGTAAGTTTCGCATGGTTGAACATGGCGGAAAGAGTCTCGGGCGTGGAAGAGCAGGTTGACCCTGCCGAAGAAAACCGCGTCCCCGCAGGATTTGGAGTGGTGCATGACAGCACAGCCGTTGATTAGGGTTGGGTATGACTTCCTTAGGAACCTAGGGAATTTCGAAAACGTACACGTAAAGGTTGAGATTGAAGACTCCCGACGTGACGATGAAACAATGGACGAAGCCTTTCACAGGATTAAGACGTTCGCTCAGACCAAGTTGGTAGAGCAGGTCGTTGAGATCGAGGCCGAACTCCGAAGCAATGACTAACCAGCAGCGAATGAAGGAGGCTATGGGCGTCCTGACATACTATGAGAAGTTGTACACTCAGAAGTATGGCAAGAAGCCTGTAGTAAATCGCTACCGGGAGAAGTGGGGGGCAGCGGACGTAGTTGACAGTGTTGACTACCTAAACGCTAAGGCCCTTCTAGACTATTACTTCACCCTCGACGGAAACCACAAGAACAGCCTGCCATTCTTCTTGCAGAACTTCGATAAGTTGGCCGTCGCCAGGGATGCTAGACTAGAGGATGACAGACGTACGAGAGAACTTCTCGAAAAGACCAAGGAATTAGTAGAAACGGAGGGCGTGAATGTCGACGGAGATTGATGTAATCTCGGCTGTTCTAGAGAACAAGGACATCAATCCGGCCCTCGCTCAGAACCTCGATGAGTGTTTTGTGACCCACGGAGACATGTGGGAGAGCGTCAAGCGTTACTACAAGATTTACGGAACGACACCCTCGCCAGATAAGTTGAGGTCAAAGCATCCCGAATTCAGAGAGAGTGACGTTAGCGGTCCAACTCAGTATTACGTTGACCAATTGAAGAGCGGCTACCTAAACAACACGTTGGGTAACCTGCTAATCGGTGGTATCCACGACCTAAAGGGCTCGGCCCCTTCTGAGGTCCTGGCTCGAATGCAGAAGGAAATGACGGGCCTCGCTCGTCTCACGAACTCTGTCAAGGACCTGAACATTACTGACTACGAGAACGCTGGCCGGTACTATGACGACCTGCGGTCTCTCACAGAGGAAATGGGCGGAACGCCTGGTATTCGTACCGGCTTCAAAGCCCTGGACGCTGCGTACCCTACAGGCCTCGCGCCTGGTCACCTAATCGTTCTGATTGGTTGGCCCGGTAGAGGTAAGTCTTGGATCTCAGAATACCTTATGTGTCAGGCATGGATGCAGGGGCACCGTCCAATGATTATCTCCCTTGAAATGTCACCCGAGGATATGCGTAACCGCATCTACACCTTGATGGGTTCCGGTATCTTTAGGATGAGCGATTTCCAGAAGGGTATGGTCAACACAGACGACTTCCGCTCGTGGGGAAAGAAGACTCTGACTGACAAGCCAGAGTTCATCATCGTTTCCAACGAGGGCGTTGGTGAGGTCACTCCTGACATCATTCAGGCGAAGATCGACCAATACAAGCCTTCCATTGTAGTAGCCGACTATCACCAGTTGCTTACTGACAATGGTAGATCAAAGCAGCCGACCGAGAGAAACATGAACATTTCTCGGGAACTAAAGAGGCTCGCTCTTTCGAATAACATTCCAGTTATCGACATTACCGCAGCAACAATGGATGATATCTCTGACACGAAGGGACCTCCGATGTTGTCGCAGGTCGCTTGGTCAAAGGCCATCGAGTACGACGCGGACATGGCAATGGCAATTCATCACCACCAGGACACCAACCTAGTTGAGTGTGTTGAGAGGAAGAATCGTCACGGACCTAGTTTTGCTTTCTACCTGGAAGCAGACTTTGGCCGAGGAACACTTAAGGAAACATATGGCACAGCAGATGGCTCGTAACATTCACCGTGAGGTCCTAAAGGGCCAGGTGGCTGATTCGGGCGTAGTAAGGGTAAGGGCTACCTGGGAAAAGACCCTAGAGGATTCAATGCGCGACAGCGGTTACGTTCCGTGCCTTGACCTCGACACTGTATTCACAACGTCGTATGTTGCTGAAAAGGAACACTTCGATTGTGAACTAGTAATGTACTTCATGTATGTAGGGAAGAAGAAGTCATGGCAAGTGGAAGGCGTCTCAGCGGGAAGGACTATACCAATGTCTACACCCAGCAAGAAATCAGAGCCGTCCTTAACTCCATAGGGGTTACGGTCAAAGGACAGACCGACAACGACTTTCTATGCCTGTGCCCGTTCCACGGGAACACGTATAGCCCAGCGTTGACAGTCAGTAAAGTGACCGGCGTATATTGCTGCTTCAACCCGTCCTGCGGTGAGGCCGGTGTATTCAACCACCTCGTCTCCGCTGTAACCAAAAAGAACGAGTACGAGGTTCTTAGGTTCATTGCGTCTCACCGCACGGGCGAACCCGATTTCGAGAAGATCATGGCTTCGGTCTTGGCCGATGATGGTCCGAAGGAGATCGAGCCCTACCCGCTAGAAAAGTTACAGGAAATGCAGGATAACTTCTGGAAGTCTCAGGTCGCTATGGACTACATGCACGGTCGAGGTTTTAACGACTTCGTTCTGGCAGAGTTCAAGATCGGTTACTCCGAGAAGAAGAACCTGATCACCGTTCCCGTATTCGCTGACGACGGTATGTTCGTCGGATTCGTTGGTCGTACTCCAGGCGAGAAGGGGTTTAAGAACTCCGGTCACCTCCCTCGTAATCAGTTGATCTACAACGGTCAGACTGCAAAGCGCGGCGGCGGAACGATCCTTGTCACCGAGGCAGCATTCGACACTATGTCGTTTGCACAGGTTGGCTTGAAGAACAGTGGGGCTCTACTCGGTGGTGTGCTGAGTAGGGCACAGGCTGAATTGCTCGACAGGAACTACGAGCGCATCATCATCTGTACCGACTTCGATGAAAAGCAGTTCTACCCGAATTGCAAGAAGTGTCCAGACCGAAAGTGCATAGGTCACAACCCCGGACGTGACCTAGGTATGAAGATCGCATCGGCATTGCCCAGCAAGGAAATCTTCTGGGCGTGCTACAGTGACACCGAAGTTTACCCTGGTGGTGCCAAGGATATCAGTGCAATTTCTGAGTCTGATAGACTGACGGTAGTGCAGAACGCAAGACCACACTTTGAATACTTGCTTCTCGATCTTTACTAGTACATGGTATAATTGAAGTACACAACAGGCCTCTCGGCCACGAAGGAGAAATTACTAAAATGGGTATTCTAGAAGGATTGGCCTCTGCCAAGAAGGTTGCAGAGGACGCCGCCGGTAGCGGTGGCGATTATGTAAAGGTAAACTGGCTGTCCATCAAGGACAAGGAAGTCGTAAGGGCTCAGTTCCTACAGGAGATTGACGCAGACTCCCCAGGTTACAACGAAGCAGCAGGCACAGCCATTCTCGCTGTCGAGCACACTCCGCAGGAGCCGTTCTCGTTCAAGCGCAAGTTCCTTTGTACAAAGGACGACGAAGGCAAGTGCTGGGGCTGCGATCAGGTAAACGAGACCGGTAACAGCAAGTGGAAGGCGAAGGTTCGTTTCTACGCCAACGTACTTGTAGACGGAGACGTCAAGGTTATCTCGCAGGGCTTCTCAGACAAGTCCATCACCCCGAACCTTATCTCATACGCAGAAGAGGTCGGCGGCATCACTGGTGCATCATGGAAGATCGGTCGTACTGGTTCAAGCCAGAACACCACTTCGTACACAGCAATTGCTGTGCCTGCTGAGCCAGCAGACCCAACCAAGTATGAACTGTTCGATCTAAAGACCACTGCTGTAAGGGACATCCCTTACGAGAAGCAGGAGGCATATGTTCGAGGCGGCAACGACCAGGCCGTAGAGGAAGCACCTGCTGCAAAGCAGGATTCACCTTCCGACTGGTAAGACGTTGGGTGGGGCCTTCGGGCCCCACCCATGTCCATTTCTAAACAACCGAAGCCTACGGAGGCATTTTGTCAGACCTAGTACACCTACACGTTCACAGCCAGTACAGCCTGCTAGACGGTCTTTGTGACCCATCAGAGTTGGTACAGGTAGCAAAGAGTGTAGGCCACAACAGCATCGCCATTACCGACCACGGTACATTGGCGGGCCACCGCGCTCTACAGAGAGCAGCGAAGGCCGAGGGCATCAAGCCAATTCTCGGCGTAGAAGCATACATTTCAGCAACCGACCGTTTCGACCGCAGGGCTAAGGCCAAGCGTGAAGAGGGCGATCAGGTTTACAACCACCTCATCCTTCTTGCGAAGAACCAGAACGGCATGAGGAACATTCAGAAGTTGTCACAGGTTGCTTGGAATGAGGGCTATTACCACAAGCCTCGTATCGACTTTGAAATCCTAGACGAATTCGGTGATGACCTCATCGTCCTATCAGGCTGCCTAAACGGCCTGATCGCAAAGGCGATTGAGCGAGGTGACGACGCGTCCGCAAACATGTGGACAAAGGCGTTTGTCGACCGCTTCGGCAAGGACTTTTACATGGAGGTCCAGACCCACAACCCGCTGAACATTAACAACGGGCTGCTGGACATGGCTGACCTTTACGGTGTAAAGCCTGTCGTCACTGCTGACTGCCACTACGCGTCGGCAGAGCAGCGCGCAATCGAAGAGGCATTCCTGATCCTTTCCACCAACCCTGCCAGGGCCGCTGACGCGACCTTCGCCGGTATGCGGGAGAAGAAGGATATGTTGGAGAAGTTCAACTACCTTTACCCTGAGCGCAAGATGTCGTTCCAAGAGTGGGACCTGTTCATCACCGAGCGCGAGTCAATGCACGAGCAGATGGTGGCGCAGGAGATCAACCGTACCGACATTTACGACAACACTCTAGAGGTCGCTGAGAAGATTGGCGACTACGAATACTACGCGGACCTGGACCTACTTCCACGCCCGGTAGGAGACGCTAACGTCGAATTGACGACAGCCTGCAACCTTGCCATGAACCGTCTAGGTCTCAACAATAAGCAGGAGTACAAGGATCGTCTAGCGGAAGAATTGGGTGTCATCAAGTCAAAGGACTTCGCGTCCTACTTCATTGTCGTAGCCGAGGCTATTGAGTGGGCTCGATCAAAGAACATCATGGTCGGTCCCGGTCGTGGTTCTGCTGCGGGCTCCCTTGTCTGCTACCTATTGGGTATCACACAGGTTGACCCGATTCCGTACGACCTTCTGTTCTCTCGTTTCATTGACGAAGAGCGTAACGACTGGCCTGACATCGACATCGACTTCGAGGATGGTCGTCGTGGCGAGGTAAAGCAGCATATGGTCGAGAAGTACCCGAGCGTCGGCAACATCGTCACGTTCAACTACTTCCGCGACAAGGGCGTAATCAAGGACGCAGCCCGCGTCTTTAGCGTCCCTGTTGGTGAGACTGAGGCTGTCCTAAAGAAGGTTGAGGACTTCGAGGGATTCGAGGACTCAAACGACACGCTGGACTACAGGAACAAGTACCCTGAGGTACTGGATATGGCTAGGACGCTTCGTGGAAAGATTCGTGGTACGGGTCTGCACGCCGCCGGTCTAATCGTATCTAGGCTGCCTCTAGAGGACTATGCTCCAATTGAGTCACGCACGGATACCGACTCAAAGGACAAGTCACGTCTGCCAGCAATCGCGCTGGATATGAACGAGGCTGCCGACCTGGGTCTAATCAAGATCGACTTCCTGGGTCTAAAGACCCTGACTGTAATCCACGAGACTCTGGATATGGTCAACAAGCACCGCGACGAGAATACCCCTGAGGTGAGCCTGCCGTGGAACTTCGATGACCCTAGGGTATTCCGTGGACTGTCTACTGGACAGACCGTTGGAGTATTCCAGGCCGAGCAGAGCGCCTACACGAAACTGTTGAAGGAAATGGGCGTCTCGACATTCGAGCACCTGGCTGCTTCTACGGCTCTCGTCAGGCCCGGTGCCTACAACACTGTAGGTGTCGAGTACATTGCCAGGAAGAACGGCAGGGCTCAGGACACGCAGGTACACCCGATTTACGATGAGATCACGGCTGAAACCCACGGACTGATCATTTACCAGGAGCAGGTCATGCGCGCATGTACCGACCTTGCTGGTATGACAAAGGGTGACGCTAACAAGATTCGTAGGATCATCGGAAAGAAGAAGGACTCTACGGAATTCGACGCGTACCGTCAGAAGTTCCTGAGCGGCTGTGAGGGAAAGATTACCACAGAGCAGGCTGAGGGCTTGTGGCATGACTTCGAGGCTCACGCTGGGTACTCGTTCAACAAGTCGCACGCTGTCGCATATTCGATCATCACGTATTGGACGGCCTGGTTGAAGTATTACTACCCAACCGAGTTCCTGTGCTCGATCCTTCGTAGCCAGGAAAAGCCTGACGAGTTGACCCCGTACCTGATCGAGTGCAAGCGCCTGGGCGTCAAGATCGGCCTGCCTAATATCAATGTCAGCCCTTCTGACTTCGAGGTTGTCGACGGGAAGATTCTGTACGGCCTGCAAAAGGTCAAGTACCTTTCTGACGTGACCGCGAGCATCATCATCCGACACCGACCATACCAGTCGCAGAAGGACTTTGATGATCTCGTTTACGCAAAGGGTTCTGGCATCAATACCAGGATCGCATCCACCCTCAGGGCGGTAGGTGCCACTCTAGAGCCGAAGACTGGCGAGGAGGGGAATAACTACTACGAGTACCTGGGAATCCCTAAGTTCGACCTGGAGGCAATTCCAGCGACCCTCAGGGAAAGCGTGATGCGCTCTGACGAGATTGATGAGGCTGGAATCTCCATCCTCCTAGGCCTTGCAAAGGACATCGTTCGCAAGAACGGCTGGTGCAGGGTTGAGTTCGTGGACGAGGGTGGAGGCTTCTCAGGCTTTACCAGTCCGTCTACGCAAATCGAGAAGGGTCAGATGTACCTCGTCATGAAGGCCGGTAGCAGTATTTCACGATACATCGCTGCCACCGAATTGAAGGACATGAAGGGCGACGCGTTGGTCAAGTACCTAAAGGGAAAGGTCACGCTAGCCCACAAGGAATACTATGTAATCTCAGCGAACTACAGAAGGTCGAAGGCCGGTAAGGATTACGCCGAGTTGGTACTTGCTAACTCAAAGGGCGAACTCCGTAAGGTCATGGCTTTCAGCAAGCAGTTCGTACACGCGCTTGCTCACGGCAAGCCCGGTAACAAGGTAAGTCTATCTGTCGGAACGATGGATGACGGAACACTCGTACTAAGGAGCATTAAGCAAATTGAAGACGATTGATGAGTGGGCGTACACCGTCCACGAGAACGCAAAGAACAAGGGCTTTCACGACTTCCCAGAGGTGGACGTGCAGGTCGCTCTAATGAAGTTGGCGCTGGTACACTCAGAGGTTTCTGAGGTACTAGAGGCTTACCGCAAGGAGCAGGGTGCTGATAAGATCATGGACGAGATTGCAGACATCTGCATTCGCACGTTCGACTTTTACCAGATGCTACTAGAGGCCGGTCAGGTCCGTGGATCACTGGACGAGGCTATCAGCATCAAGCACGCGAAGAACACCGGCAGGCCTCATATGCACGGCGTTTTAGCCTGATGCTATAATTAGGTATGAACGGATACATGATGCAGGGCGTCACAGGCGAATATCTCCTTGTCCTGCGATCATATGATGAGGAAGAAATCGCGTCTGTTATTAAACGGCTGGCTGCTTCACGGGATAAGACCCTAAAGGAGTTGGCGGCTAAATTAGAACAGGATATGAATGAAGGACATTTCAGAAATTCTGGGCGCTCTGGACCCAAAGACAAGAAAAAGGGTGCTAGAAGCGTCCGCAGTAAAGATCGAAAAACTCCCAACGCCAAGCATTAGCCTAACGGCTGCTCTGCGCGGAGGGTTCGCTTTCGGTCGCCAGATTCTGTTGTGGGGCAACAAGTCTGCCGGTAAGACGGCATTCGCTCTACAGATGATCGCCATTGCTCAAAAGGCAGGAAAGACCTGTGCGTTCTTGGACGCAGAGGAAACGTTCGACCCGGAGTGGGCCACTAGGCTCGGTGTCGACGTTGATCAGTTGATTGTTGCTGACACTAGGACGATTAACCAGATGGTTGACGTTGGTACCGACCTAATGGCTGCCGGTGTCGATCTAATTGTTGTGGACTCAATCTCAGCCCTGCTACCTGCCATCTACTTCGAGAAGGACAGCGAAGAGTTGAAGCAGTTGCAGGACACAAAGCAGATTGGTGCCGAGGCAAAGGATATGACTCACGCAGTAAAGATGCTGAACTTCGCAAACCAGAACACGATGCTCGTGCTGATCTCTCAGCAGAGGAACTCGTTTGGTTCAATGCACGCTACGCATATCCCAACCGGAGGTATGGCTGTCAAGTTCTTCTCCACCACGATTGTAAAGTTGTGGTCGAGCGAGTCTGACAAGAACTGTATCTACGACGACGTTACGCTAGGTGACCGCGTTGTAAAGCGTAGGGTCGGGCGCGGTGTCGATTGGACCGTAGATTACAACAAGACGGGTCCACAGTTCGTAGGCGGAAGTTACGACTTCTACTTTGACGGGGACCATGTTGGCATTGACACTCTTGCCGACCTAGTAGATACCTGTGAAGAATACGGTGTCATCGAAAAGTCCGGTACATGGTACGTCGTTGGTGACGAGAAGATGCAGGGTAAGACTAAGGTCATCAAGCACCTTAGAGAGAACCCTGATCTAATCGAGGAGTACAGGAAGACCCTGTATGAAAAGATTTAAGGAATTCCTCGGAGAGGGTAAAGATGAAGACGCTATTGCTGTTAATGGACGCTGCGCTGAGTGCGACGAAGAGATCACTTCGGGGCACGTCAAAGAGGGCTTCCTAATCCTAAAGTGCTCTAAAACGCACGAGACTAAGGTAAGGTGGAATTTCGATGTCTGAGCGCGGCGAGGCCAAGATGGACGGTGCCTCCTTGCAGAAAAACTCAGGTCGAGGGGACTATGAGAAGGGCGACGCCAAGTGGCGCGGATTTCTGGTAGACTATAAGGAGTACCCCAAGGGTATCCGAATTACCCCTGAAATGTGGGCGAAGGTATGTACGGACGCTATGCGTACCGACCGCAGCACCTCTCCGGTCCTAAAGGTGATCATGGAGGCTGGCGGAAAGAAAATCCGACTCGCTATTATCGAGTGGGAAGTATTGGAGGAACTGACAGATGTCAGAGACAACGGCTGAACTAATCAGCAAGGTAACCGAGTTTAACGACATTTCCGAATTCATGCAGGACGAGGATCTGGACAAGGCCCTAGCGGCTATCGTGGACTTGATCATCAACGCTGACCATTTGTCAGTAAAGGCCCCCATCCTGATCGTCAGGCTACAGGCCATTTCGGCTAAGATGGGGCTCCTGTCCCAGTATTACACCACGCTCCAAAAGGGCGCGGCAGGGACCGAGAACTACAAAAAGAAGAACGTTTACTACTCCGCACGGGAGAATATTGACAAACTAGTCGATGCACTAAAGTATTTGGTAAGGTATAATTAGGGTAATGGAAACCACAGATACTCAGGAGACCCCTGAGTTTACACTCAAAGGCTTTGTAGCCGCTGTTGACGAAGCGTATCTAGGAATGAGGCGACCCAATGGGTTCACTCAGAAGAAGACGTTTTCCCCTAGTTCGCTAGGCTATAGCCACGGTACCTGCCCTCGCTACTGGTATATCGCTTTTAGCGGTGAAGTATTCGAAGAGGACATCGACTCCGGTGCAGTCGCAAAGATGCATCACGGCACAATCTCCCACGGCAAGATTGAAGAGATCGTCCAGAAGTTGGGACACCCGGTAGAGATCGAAAAGGAAATCAAGTTCGTAGACCCCCCAATCAGGGGGTTTGTTGATTTCATCATTGATTGGGCCGGTGAAAAGGTGGTAGGAGAATACAAGACCGCCGCACAGGAGGTCTTCTTGTTTAGGAAGACTAACAAGAACGTGACCCCGTACCACCTAGTCCAGATTCTCATGTACCTAAAGGCCCTTGGTATTGACAAGGGAATCGTTCTCTACGAGAACAAGAACACTCAGGAACTACTGCCAGTCGAGGTGAAGTTGTCGGATTACGCAGAGTACGCCGATTACCTATTCACCTGGATGAGAGAGGTCAGGGCGGCATATGATGGGGAAACAATTCCCAACAGGCCGTTCCCAAGTCGTAAGTCGAAAGAATGTAAGAACTGTCCGGTACAACGCCCGTGTTACGATAAGTGGCGTGAAGGTGAAGTCACCCTCCTCCCATTGGAGGTGAGAAAGTGACTTCCGAAATTATAACGTGTGCCCGTCAGGATTGTACTAACCAGTTTACTAAGCGCAAGCATAATCAGAAGTATTGCTCTTCCGAATGCTGCCGCATTGCTACCAATGCAAATATCATGGCTAACTACTACGCCAAGCAGGCCCGTCTCCAAGGAAAGGAGCGGGCCTGTGGCAGTTGTGGAGTTAAGTTGTCCAGATACAACGGAGCGGATTACTGCAACAAGTGCTCCGGTCCTACAAAGAAGCAGGTAGCAGAAAACGTAAAGGGGTACCTCCTTGGCGCTATCTAAGATCACGAAGACCGAAGCAACAGATGTTTTGGGGATCGACGCATCCACTAAGGCCATCGCGTACTGTCTTTTCAGAGACGGTCAGCCTTTTCAGTGGGGCATCTACAACCTCAACGGAGCCGACATCTATGAGAGAATTCGTGACGCTAAGGAAAAGACTGAGGCAATCCTAGACGCTATGGACCCGGACTATGTGGCTATCGAGTCAGCCGTGTTCGTAAACAGTCCCGATGCTGCTATCAAGTTGGCCTATGTATATGGTGCCACGATGGCTGCCCTGATGACTGAGGATACCAAGGTTATTGCTGTTACCCCGCAGCAGTGGCAGAACTTCATTGGCAACAAGAATTTCAGCAAGGTGGAGAAGGATGCCCTGATTAAGGATAACCCAGGGAAGTCCGCTTCATGGTACAGTAATAAGAGAAGGCTGATCCGCAAGCAGCGGACGCTGGATTACTTCAACGACAGGTACGACCTGGAACTTGATGACGATAACGTCGGTGACGCCTTCGGGCTTGCCTTCTACGCAGTAAACAAACTGACGAGGACAAAGTGAGCCTAGAAAAGAACGAGGCCTGGATGCGAGACCGGTACCTAAAGAAGAAGAAGTCTCCTGCTGAGATCGCCAAGGAGGCGAAGTGCTCTCAGCGCCAGGTCTACATCTGGCTTGAAAAGTTTGGACTGATCCGAAAGTGAAGTACATAATCATCAGCATCAATGATGACCGTGCCTGGCAGAAGGACCTGATTAGGAATACCCTAGGTCCAGACAACGAGATCGTCATTGACTGCGTTAATGGTAGCGACGAGGCACAGGTCTTAGAGGCCCGTGCAGAATTCCCTGAGGTTTTCGAGAACGGGCACCCCCTGTTCTACAATTGGGCTTACATGATGAAGAAGGGTGAGTTGGGCGTTTGGTTGTCCAACCTCCGAGCCTACCGTGCTATCTCTGAGCAGTCAGAGCCGGTCATCGTGTTCGAGGACGACGCAATCATCCGTCCACAGTTCGATGAGAACATGGAACTGATTATGAAGTACCTGCCTGAGGAATGGGACCTAGTTTCCCTTTACACGCCACACGATTGTCAGTTCCCTAACTCACCAATGGCGTACGCCGGTATCGAGCAAAACAATGTCGTGGTTAGAAACTACCAGTCCTACTGCTTCGTGACTATCATGTATACGCCAGAAGGCGCAAGAAAGATTCTAGGGTACACTGAGAAGTACGGTATCTCTGGACCGATTGACATTTTCGTCATGGACCTCGCAAACAATGTGTGGATCGACGCATTTGCAACCTCGCACCAGAACTACCTGCCAGTAAATTACGATTGGGACAGCCCAACTACTATTCACAATACGGAGAAATACTAATGCTTATCGGATGTATCGGCTCGCACAGCACGGGCAAGACCACCTTTGTAAACGCCTTTGTTGAGGCACAGAAGGAAGGATGTCACAGTGGCTTCCATGCCGTGTCAAGTATTAGCCGTAAGGTCTGGGCTGCTGGCCTTGACCTGAATCAGGGTGCTGACAGGCTCTCTCAAATGCTCACGCTATTCGGCAGGGCTGTTGCCGAGGACACGGCGTTGGAGCAGTACAGGAATGTCATCACGGATCGTACGCCCCTGGACAGTCTGGCCTACAACGAATACCAGCGCCGCCACGTTTGGAGCCCAGCGCCGGTAGACGAGTTGTACCAGCAGATCACAGAGGACTTGGTACGTCAGAGGATTCGTAAGTATGATAGGCTACTGTACTTCCCCCCAATTATTGGGCTGGAAGACGACGGTATTCGAGACACCGACGTACAGTATCAGACAGAGGTCGACAATTTGGTAAGACATTACGTCAAGCGTATCTGCCCTTGGGCCCGAGAGGTCCCTGCTGGATCGGTTGAAGAAAGGGTGGAATGGTTCAATGCCTATCTATAACTACAAGTGCCCCGAGTGCAATGAAGAGGGTGACATCATCAGGAAGTTTTCCGAGATTGATGACCCGGTTGAATGCGACTGCGGAGCAAACAGGATCAGAGTAATTAAGGCACCCGGACTCGTATGGAGTCCGACTACAGGACGGAAGTATTCGTAATGGCAGCAGGGATGACAAAGCGCAAGGCGTTTAAGGGTGAGAAGGCCGACCCTTACAGTGCTTCGCAGTCCCAGATCGTCTTGTACTATGAAATGCCTTTCAAGTCTGATATAATTAAGCCAGGCGACAAAATCAAGATAAAGAACGTTCGAGGGCAGTTTGTATTCAAGTGCCTAGTTCATAACCTGTCGCTGAACAAGCAGTGGGTAGATTGCATGACGGACACCGGCTTTTGCAGGTCGTTCTATGTGGATCGAGTCTCCGCTGTTGTAAGGCCAAAGAGGAGTAGACGAAAGCGTGTCAACTGAGTTAGAGCCAATCTCAGCGTCGGTAGCAGTCATGGCCGATGTTGGTACGAGGTACCTAAAGGGGCAAAGCCTTAGGCGTATCTCGAAGGAAATGGAACTCCCATACGCTACAACCAAGGAGTATATCGAATCGTGGAAGACATCATTGTCCCACGGAGATTACGCTGCCCTAAAGGCCCAGGACGCTGTATTCGAGGCTGACAATCACTACGCCCTGATTAAGCAGGAGGCATGGGAGATTGCAGAGAAGGCCGGTAATGACGGTGACCTAAAGGGTCAGACAGGAGCCTTGAAACTGGCTATGGACTCAGAGACACGCAGAGTAGATATGCTCCACAAGGCCGGAATGCTGGAAAACGCTGAACTCGCCCAGCAGATGCTAGAGACCGAGCGCAAGCAGGAAATCCTAGCCAACATCATTAGAAATATAGTTTGTCCTAATTGCAGGGCAGCGGCAGCAAAGGAACTTGCCAAGTTCAGTGGCAATGTAGAGACCATTGGATAGCACCAGTAATCTGAACTTCGATGACTTCTTCGAAATGTTCGATGAGTCAGAGTTCGAGGAAATGCCGGTAGACGTTGAGGAGTTCGTTACCTCCGATAAGTACCTAGGCTCCGTTCCTCTGTCTGAATACCAGTACCAGATCATTCGTGCTGCTACTCAGATTTACAAGAAGCATACCCTGATCAAGTTGTACGGTGAGGAAAAGGGTACTGAGCGTTGGAATACCACGGTCAACGAGGTTATCATGATGCTTGGAAAGGGGTCCGGTAAGGACTTCTCCTCAACCGTCGCCTGTGCATATCTTGTGTACCTACTCCTTTGCTTGAAGGACCCTGCTAAGTATTTCGGTAAGCCAGCGGGAGACGCAATTGACATTATCAACATTGCTATCAACTCCCAGCAGGCCAAGAACGTTTTCTTCAAGGGATTCCTCAGCCGTATCGAAAACAGTCCGTGGTTCCTGGGTAAGTACACCAACACCTCGGACGCTGTTAAATTTGACAACGCCATCACAGTCCACTCCGGTCACTCCCAGCGTGAGTCCTGGGAAGGATATAACGTTATCCTGGTCATCCTCGACGAAATCTCCGGTTTCGCTATGGAGTCCACGAGCGGTAACGACCAGGCCAAGACCGCTGACGCCATCTACAAGATGTACCGCGCCTCGGTAGACTCACGATTCCCCGACGTAGGAAAACTACTCCTACTGTCCTTCCCTCGTTTCAAGGGTGACTTCATTACCGAAAGGTACGAGGCGGTAATCGCTGAGAAGGTCACTCATATCCGCGAGCACACATTCATCATTAACCCCCTTCTGGATGAGAACGAGCCTAACAACACGTTCACCATTAAGTGGGAAGAGGACGATATCATTGCGTACGAGTACCCTGGCGTATTCGCACTAAAGCGTCCTACCTGGGAGGTCAACCCAACCAGACAGATCGAAGACTTCAAGATCGCTTTCATGAACGATCCAATTGACTCTCTGTCTCGTTTCGCATGTATGCCACCCGAGGCCGTAGACGCCTTCTTCAAGTCACGAGAAAAGGTAGAAAATGCCTTCAGGCTTATGCCGCTCATGGTTGATGCCGGAGGTGTCTTCCACAAGGACTTTAAGCCTGTGGACGATGACACGCCTTACTTCATTCACGTCGACCTTGCCCAGAAGCACGACCGCTGTGCCGTCGCGCTCGCTCACGTCAGCGAATGGGTAAACGTCCAGTACGGAGGTATCAGTTCCTACCAGCCAATTATTCAGGTCGATGCCGTTAGATGGTGGACCCCCACATCAGATAAGTCTGTCGAATTCGATGACGTACGAGACTACATCATTGAATTGAAGCGTCGTGGCTTCCGCATTGCAAAGGCCACGTTCGACCGCTGGAACTCTCACCAGATCATGGGTGAACTAGAGCAGTACGGCATTTCAACAGAGATTCTGTCTGTAGCCAAGAAGCATTACGACGATTTCCAGATTGCTGTAAACGAAGAAAGGGTCAATGGTCCCATGATCAAGATTCTAATTGACGAGTTGCTGCGACTGCAAATCATCAGGGATAAGGTCGACCACCCTCGTTCCGGTGGAAAGGACCTTTCCGACGCAGCCTGTGGGGCCATTTACAATGCCATCGCTCTCACCCCTAAGGATTACAACGGTGAAATCAAGGTCTGGTCGTACAAGGCTACTCAAATGGACTCTCGTGACAAGGCCCGGTCAGAGGATACCCGACCAGGCAAGGTTACTGACGCACCAAAGGCCGAAATGCCCGACTCACTCCAAGAATACTTCAAGCCTTTCGTAATTTAGCCTTTTGGATGATCCGTGGGTATAATGTTGGTATACTTAGAAACTGGAGGGCTCAATGGCCGTAAGGAAGGACATCGAGATCAGGCAGAATGTCGGGTTCAGGCTTGAAAGCCAGTGGCTCGATGAGGAAGGTCTACCTAAGGACCTGACCGGCTGCCAGTTCAAAATGCAGATCAGGAATAAGCAGGGTGGAAGCACTCTTTATGGAACATGGACGAACGGCAACGGCTTTACGCTGGATGCCGCTAATGGCGTTTGGTCTGTTTACATCCCCGAGACCGAGACCGCTAACTGGACATTCAGTCGTGGAGAATACGACGTTGTCATCACATGGCCTACAAATGAACTGGACACGATTATCTATGGTACCGTGGCCCTGAGAAAGGGTGTAACTGTCTAAGTGGCTGCTCCTGACGTAGTACGCGTAATTATCAAGGAAACGAACTCGGTCCTTCGAGTACAGACCCCATCGGCCACCCTAGGTGCCGCTGGTGTTTCCAGCGTTAACGGACAGGTCGGCATCGTACAAATTGACTACGTTGACGTAGGCGCATCGCCGGTCTCCCACGGACACGGCGTTGGTAGTATTAGTGGACTACAGGCAGCCCTGGACGCAAAGGCTCCACTGGACCACGCACATTCCATTTCTGACGTAACCGGACTACAGGGTAGCCTCGATGGTAAGGCGAACCTTGTCCACAACCACGAGATCGAAGAGATTAACGGTCTGGACACAGCCCTTGCCGCCATCCCAGATGGAGCCCTTCTGGTCCATTTGGCCGGTACTGAAACGATCACCGGTACAAAGACCTTCACCGCAGCCCCTCTATATGGAGCAGACCCAATCGGTGGAAACGAACTTACTCGTAAGTCATGGGTCGACGCGAAGTTTGCAGCCCTAATCAATGGCGCACCGGGAGTCCTTGACACACTAAAGGAAATCTCAGACGCCCTTGGCGCTGACCCGAACTTCTCGACCACGATTATCAATCTCCTAAACGGTAAGGCTGCCACGGTTCACACACACGCGATTGCTGACGTTGTTGGACTACAGAGCGCCCTGGACGGCAAGGCAAATATCTCGGCGCTAGCAACAGTGGCGTTCTCAGGTTCGTACAATGACCTGACGAGCAAGCCAACGTTTGCTACAGTGGCCTCAACTGGTCAGTACAACGACCTTCTAGGAAAGCCAGCATTGTTCGACGGAACATGGGGCTCTCTGACCGGCAAGCCAACGTTCGCACTGGTCGCAACGACAGGCGTTTACAATGACCTTACAGGAAAGCCAACGCTATTCGATGGTACCTGGGGCTCACTGACAGGAAAGCCAACGTTTGCAACGGTTGCAACCAGTGGTCTTTACGCAGACCTTCTTTCAAAGCCAACGCTTGGTACGGCCTCTCCACTAGACGTACCGCCAAGTGGTGACGCTTCTAGCGTTCAGGTTGTAAAGGGTAGCGACTCTCGTCTTACAGATGCTCGTAAGGCAAAGAGTGTGGTCACCCTGGGTGGTATTGCAACGCTGGCGCAGAAGACATACGCAGCAAGGCTACCAATCGACCAGGCGTATACAATCAACAGCATTTCAGTCGCCTGTGCCACAAACGCGTCTGCCTCACCTATTAACTTCCAGATCATCAGGACGCCTTCTGGTGGATCGGCAGCCAACATGGGAAGCGCAATGGCCCTAAGCGCCGGTGCCCTGGTCCAGTCCTTTACAGGTCTTGGCCTGACAGGTAGCGCCAATGATGTAATCCAAATCGCTGTAACAAGTTCTGTGGGAGGAACACCACCAACGAACGTAACCGTTACCATTAACTGGACGGTCGGCTAATGTATCCAACACAATTCATGAACGCAGACTTTGCAGTTAGTGCTATTACTGTCTGTGATGTCAGGACGAACTGGTCTGTATCAGGAGGCCTTGCCGTAAACGGAAACGCAAACGGTACCGACGCACTCCTTGGAAGT